GGTTTCGTGCCCGTTGGGGATGGCCTTGATCTGGTTCTCGGGGTGGATGATGTCGGTGGTGTTGGGGTCGAAGATGAAGGTTCCGACGCCCCAGATTTCGTGGCCCACGGGGGTGTAGTCGGTGAGGTCGATGCCCCCACCATCACGCCAGTAGTCGCTGCGCTCCCGGAGGATGTAACCATCCTGGTCTTCCAAGCCGGTCAGGCTCAGGACTTCAGGTGGCAGAATGATGTGCTGCTTACCACCCAGGGTGTCCGCCAGCTTGCGCTTGTCCTCTCTCATGACGAACCAGTCCAGGCCAGGGGTCAGGGTGTCATTGGTCTCGATGTCGTAGAAGCGAAGAGGGCCATCCTGGTAGGTCAGGAGGGCTATGCCGTTGGGGATGTGGTAGTAATCGGTGCCGAGGATCAGCCCATCGATTCCGATGTTCTCTGCCTTCCATGGAGGCTTCACATAGAATAGGGTGCCGTGGGCAGGGTCCGGGGCCTTGTACTCGACCCACCGCATGAACTGGTAGTCCAGGACGATTTCACCCGTGGCCTCGTTCACGCTGGCAATGTTGAGGTAGTTCATCCCAGGGACCATGTTGGTCCCGTCCATGCTGACTTCCTTGGTCCACTCGATGAACGCACCCTCCTTGCCCTCCAGCTTGGCGGCACAGACCCGTCCGTACTGGGTGCAGAGGTAGTAGTCCATGCTGAGCCGAGTGCCTGAACCGGAGACGTTGGTGACGACCACCCTGACGTCGCCCTGACTGAAGTGGATCGTGTTCCCAAAGGCGTGTTGCACTTCACCGAAGTTCTTGCGGAACCTGGGATTCTTGGCAACGACAGCTTGGATCTCAGCTTTTAGGAAGGACACAAGGTTGCCGTGAGTCATGTCGATCATGGTGTGTCCCCATTGCTTAGGGTCTTACCGCCCCAGCGTGAGGCATACCAATTATTGTTAGGCTCTTCGGACTTCACCCTGCCCTTCTCGTCCGAGTGCTGCACGGACTTTACCCCACCTTCTTGGAGGTTGTATCCCACGGAAGCCAGGAAGGCGTGTTTCTTGATCGCACTGGCCTCCAGATTGTTGAGTCCCACTTCTGAACTTGCTGTAGCGAGCATTTCCACCGTAAAAGCACCAGGACCATACTTCCTGATGGCGCGGTGAGGTAAGAGAGGGATCCCCTTCCGGGCCGCAGGCAGGTGCCATCCCCATCGTGTCTCCACGGAGTAGGAAGTCTTCCCGATGTAAACCTTCCCGTTCAGGGAATTGGTGCAACGGTAGACCAACACCGCTTGGACTCCTTACTTCTTCTTCTCGCTGGGGAAGGGAGTGTCGGGGAGGGGAGCGACGGCCTGCTGAACAGGGGAGATCCAGCAGTCGATGGAGGCCCGGATGGCGGCGGGGGCCAGCGTGGCTTCCTCACGGGGGTACCAAGTGTTGCGGATGCGGGCGAGACCGTTAGCTTCCATGGCCTCAATCATCCACGTCGAGCCGTCACGGGCCTGGAAGACCGCACCGGGCACGAAGTAGGTGTAGAAGCTGTGGTCGCCACCGATGGGGCTGTCCGAAGCGAGTGAAGCGTCACTGGCGGTCGGACCCAGGGTGAGTTCCTCAGCGTCGATACCGGCTGCGGCTACTAGGGTGGCGACTAGGGATCTCGAAGCCGTCATGGCATACCTCTTCTCTGCATGGGGGGTTGGAAGTTCATACTTGGGTACTAAGAAGGTCACGTCATTATATTTCCGAAGGTGACCGTCCGCCCCCTGGGGACGGTCGGGTTTTCCCACACCTTGGTCGGGTCCGTACGGGGGTCCGATAGAGGCTCCTTGTCGTGCTGGGGGGCATCGAAGGCTGGGTGGAAGACTCCACCCGTCTGGTTGGTGAGGGGGATCTTGTAGCGGACGTCGTTGTGCATCATAACTGCGGCGGAGTAGTCCTGTTGGAGAAGGACTCCCCTTTCGGTCTTGTAGGTCACAGGGCCAATGATCCAGCGTTCCCCATTGCGTCGGACAATCATGTCCCCCGATTGAATCAAGGGGGCAGGCACGGTGAATGCCTGGGACTCACGGGTGACCTTCTTGCCACCCTCTTCGGTCTCGATGGTGGCGGCGGAGTCCGGGTCCACAAAGAGAAAGTCGATGGGGCCGTAGTAGCCACCAACGATTCCTGTCTGGTAGCAGGCGTCACATCCGGTCCTGGGTTCACCACTGGCCTGTGTGCAGAAGCAGGTCTCGCCTTTGGTCCGCCTGACCATGAGCCACACGGGCTCGGCCCGCTGCTCCAACAGCCACTTCTGGCGGCGGATCATCTCAGCGTGGATGTAGGTCATCCGGTCCACCTGGAAGGTGTCCTGGATCTCTGTGCCGGGGGCACCTGGGGCGTGGACCTCGACGTTCCCATGAAGGACGGGAACCACGGTGTAGAAGGTGCGGACCCCTTCGATGGCGATGCTCACCGAGTTCAGGAGCTTGGCATATTCGACCTCAATGACCGTGTCGTCGTCGATCAGAGTGCTGGGTTGCTCACGACGGTCGCCGGTCGCATGGAGGATCACGGTCTGCTGGAGCCACACAGTGCGGTCCAGGCCATCCACACGACCACAGCGGGTCAGAACACCATTCACGTAGAGGCGGATGTCCTCAGGCTGACTGGCCACACTAGGCCTGCCCTGAACGATCTCAGCGTAGGGGATGTCGGGGAGCTTGAAGATGTAGCGGCCCTGCTCACCCTTTTCCACCCAATCCGTGGGCTGAACCGTGTAGACCACGTTCTCCAGGTGGGACTGATCCCGGAAGGTGTGGCCGGGAACGGGGCCGAAGATATTGATCCTCTCCCAGTCTATGGGGGCATCAAAGGCCCGGTAGACGTGGTAGCCGATGACCTTGGGGTTCGGGTCGTCCACCCAGTAGAGATCCCGGATGCCGGGCTCCATGGAGGACAGAACTGTGAGGTCTTGGATCATGCGACGGCCCGCCCTTCGCGTAGAGCAAGGATGTCCTCAAAGGAGTAAGTTGCGATCAGATTCAAATCTCGGTCCCTCAATTCAACTATGGGTATCCACCCCATTCAGTGCCCTACGGCGTTCGGCTAGGGGTTGTGGTAAGGCGTCGGCGATCTTCAAGTGTGAGCATGGTCTATCCTCGCCTACTTGAAGTTGAAAGTGTCCGTTTTGAGTCAGATTAGGGTAATACATCATCCGAGAAGCCACCTGCTCTGCCTCAAACCCACAGATACGGGGCGGTTGGCGGTGAGGTTGGGCAGCCACTCGTTGAGTTCCGCCCGGTATTGCTCGGCGAGGCCCTGGTAGCCAGCGGCTTTCTGGAGGTCCAGGCTGACCCCGTTGAGGCTGTAGCCGAACTCGTCAGCGGTCCAGCGGGCGGCTTCAGCCGACAGGCAGAAGGCGGCAGCACCCAGGGCAGCCGCATTGGCCCAATCATCGTGGATGTTCTCCAGGGTGTAGCCGTGGTCGGCCATGGGGTTCGCGGTGTTGAGCTTGGAGATAGCCAGCTTGAGCATTCGGATGATCGTGGTGTCCGTCCAAATGAAGCCCACCCTGGTGGAGTAGCCTGCGACGACCTTACCCGGCGTGGGGGGCCGGAAGTGATAGTTCCTGTCAGGGTTGGTGTCGCTCAGGAGTTCACGGACCATGGTGACCATGTCAGCCGTCTTCTGATTGATGACCGGGGTACTCGCCATGAGGACCGAGGGGGCCTCCATGGAACTCGTCATGGGGTTGGCCGACACGACCCTGAAGTCGTCGATTACGTTCACAACCTCAGAGTCGGGGTATTGCTGGAGGGACCAGACGACCTGATAGTCCCCGGATCCCCAATTGGAGGGTAGGGTCATCCCGACGAAGAAGAGGCCGACCTCGGCCCCCCTGGACGGCTGGGCCTGTGGTCCGGCCACCAGGATTTTCCTGCCATCCTCACCAATAAGGTAGATGGTGTAGGAGATGAGGGCCGGTTCAACCGGGCGACCGGACTCATCCCTCACCATCAGGGAAAGGTCTCCAGGGCCTAGTGTCTTACCAGAAAAGAATGTGGACACGGTTACCTCGCACGTTCATTGAAGGAATTGGAAGCTGATTCGTGGAACTCAGGTATCCTAGAGGCACGGTGGGAGTTGAAGCCACGCCTACTGGGGTAATAATGACATCCAAAAAATCATCTCTGAATGAAGAGCAAAACAGCGCCGTCATCCACCCACAGGGATCTCCTGCTTGTATCATAGCCGGTGCTGGGTCTGGAAAGACCAAGGTTCTCGCCTCTCGAATCGTCTGGCTCATCACTGAGGGTGTCAACCCCCGCCGCATCCTTGCCATCACATTCACCAACAAGGCTGCCGATGAACTCCGGGAGCGGGTAGCCAGGGAGTTGGGGATCGAGCAGGATGAAAAGACCGGCCCACGGATCGGGACCATTCACAGTTTCGCTCTGAACGCTATCCGCAAGGATGCTAAGGGCTTCGGGTTAGACCACCGGGTCTCCCCCCTGGATGACTACGGCCAAAAGGAGATGATCGACCGCATCATCTTCCGGGGCAAGTTCACGGACACCGGCAAGCCCGACGGATCCCTGCTGAATCCCTGGGGCGTCAAAGACAAGATCCAGTATCACCGAGCCAGGGGCCTCGGCTTCTACACCGACTACACCCCAGAGGTCCACAAGGAGGTGCTCAAGCGACACTCCGGCCTCCACGCCCTCTCCGATGGGGAGCTTGAAATCTGGCGACTCTACCAGGACGAGAAGCGGATGAACTCCGTTGTGGACTTCGACGACATGCTGCACCTTGTGGTGGAGCGGGCCGGTCGGGACGAGGTCTGGCGGGCACGACTCCAGTCCCAGTTCGACCACATCCTCATGGATGAGACTCAGGACACCAACGTCGTCCAGTGGCAGTTCTTCGACTTCCTCTTCCGCCCCGACAACTTCAATGCCTACATCGTCGGGGACATGAGCCAGTCCATCTACGCCTTCAACGGAGCAGCCCCCAGCCTCCTCCTGGAATACTCCCAAGGCTGGCGTGGGGTTGTCCCGACCCCCTATACCCTGGCCTGGAACTACCGAAGCTGCCCCGAGATCGTCAAGCTCGCCAACATCATCCAGAAGAAGATGACCGAAACGATCCCCCTCCACATGAAGTCCTTCCGGGGTGAGCGGGGGGAAACCGGCGTGGTCCGGTCCCTGCGGGCCACGACCCCCAGGGAGATCGCTTGCACGGCTGCCCACGAGATCAAACAGGGCAACGCCCGCATCAAGAACAAGGTGGCCTTCCGAGACCATGCCTTCCTGGTCCGGTCTGCCAGCCAAATCCGAGACATTGAATCCGAACTCGTCATTCAACGGATCCCCTACGTGATCCGGGGTGGCAGGGGCCTGCTCCAAACCGAAGAAGCCCGGGACATCCTTGCCTACCTTCGCTTCGCCGTGAACGTCCGGGACTGTGAATCCTTCGCCCGGGCTATTGCAGCCCCCCGTCGTGGGGTCGGGGACGTCGCCATAGAGAAGATCCGGGCTGTCGCCAGGAAGGAGTTCGACGGGGACATCCTCCGGGGCAGCGAGAAGGTGAGCCATGCCAAGCTGTCTGCCTTCAACGACGGCATCCGAGGCATCCAGCGTCAGGGCAGTCCTGTGGACGCCTTCAACTACGCCATCCACATGTCCGGCTACCTCAACTTCATCAAGGACAAATATGGCAAGAAGGAACCTGACAAGGTCGAGACGAAGATCGAGAACCTTGGTCGCCTCAAGGACATGATCGCTGGGATCGTCGAGTTCAAGCCTGAGACCACCCTGGAGGATCTCGTCTTCCAGCTCACCTTGCATGAGAAGGAAGAGCGCAAGAATGAGGGGGAGGATGACGACGGTGCCGTGGTCATCTCCACCATCCACTCGGCCAAGGGCCTGGAGTGGCGACACGTCTATGTCTGGAATTGCTATGAGGGCACCCTGCCCCACATGTATTGCAAGACGGACGCTGAGATTGAAGAGGAACGCCGTCTGTTCTACGTGGCCGTCACCCGTGCGAGGGACAACGTGGCCCTCTGCCTGCCTGGGGTCGTCCAGCGTGGTCCCAACTTCCAGTCCGTCATGCCTTCTCGCTTCCTCACTGAACTTGGCCTCGTATGATCCGGGTCAAGACCAACTTCGACCCCGAGAGTCTCTGGCATCCCACGGAGATCCGGCAGGTTTCAGCCCTACGCCCTCTCAGGGGTAGCGAGGATGCCTTCCTCCTGACGTTTCCCCTCAGGAGAACCCGGAGCGGGGTTGTCTACTATGCCGCAGCCCAGGGCGTCCGCATGGAGGATGGGGAGATCCTGATCGACATCCGCTCCTGTGTCATCCACAAGAAGCCCCATGAGTTTCTGTGGCTGGCTACCAACCCTGCCGAGTTTGGGACAGCCGTGCTCTTTCTCCGTAAGGGGTTGAACCACAATCGTTTGGGCTTCCCATATGTCCGGGGCACTCGTGGAGACGTCGTGCTACCCAATGGGGAGTTCACCACATATTTCTTACATTCAGGGGAGATATACTAGGGGCTATTCAGGCACCAGTAATTTTATCTGATAACAAATATCGTTAGACTCTACGCTAATCCTAGTGTATGTAGATGGGAATGGAGACATACTGTGAACACCTTGGCAGGAATCCAGGGGGACGCGCTGCTCGATGCCTACGCAGGCGGCAAATGGGACAACTACATGGCGGATGAGGACGAGTTCTACGCCACCCGCCTCTACACGGAGGGAGCCAAATCCGTCCTGAAGATCGGCGTCCCTATGACCCCGAACTTCCTCACGGGCTATGGCCCTGACGCCGACGACATCCATCCGGCCCACACGGGCCTCCCCAACGCCTTCTTCAAGAACCCCTACGAGGTGGCGAAATGATGACCACGGTGGGAGAACTCATCGAACTCCTGAAGAATGAGGATCCCAAGCGGGTCGTAGTCCTGCGTTACGGGGATGAATACACCCCCCTCTTCTTCATGTGGACGGGTGCCTACCGGGCTGAGTCCACCTGGGCCGGGAAAATGGGCCTGGAGACCCTCACCGACAAAGATCGCAAGATCGGCTACACCGAGAAGGACGTATTCAAAGACGGCGTCCCAGCCCTGGCCCTCAACGGAGTCCACTGATACTGGCCCACAACGCTCCGCAGTTCATGGCACCCTACGACCGGCCCCGCCGCTGGGCTTCTGTTGTCCGCTCTGACAGGATGCACTCCTGGTATTGGCACAACCACAAGGCCCATGTTCACGATTCATGAACCATGGATAGGGGTGTAATGAAAAGGACCGGATGGCTCCGGTCCTTTTCATATCTGCGCTCTGCTGGCTTACATAGTGGCGCGAATCGTCCAGAAATCGTCAGACAGGTCGGGGCTGGTGACGTATTCGTAGGGCATCCAAAAGTAGCCGTTCTGGCCCCAGTCCGATCCCCAGGAGTTGCGGACGAGGAACTGTTCGGTCGCGTCGTTGTAGCCGCAGAGGACCACACAGTGGCCACCCAGGAGCTTCTCACTCTTGGCAGGCATGTGCAGGACACCCGTGCGGGCCACGTCTGGGCCTTCGAATGCCTCGTAGACGGAGAAGCCGAAGACGATGGGGAAGCCAGCGGCAAGGCAGGTCTTCACTTCGTCGAGCTTGGACCAGTCCACCCGGTAGTAGGTCATGGCCTTGTGCTTGATGGCCTCGTTGTAGGCTGCCTTGGTGGGCTTGGTGGCGAACTTGGCGACGTTGTAGGCCCACTTGGACTCGGGAGGGGCTCCCAGGGTGGCGACTACCTTGATGCCGTCGCGGATCTCGGCCCCGGCGTCGGAGTTGACGGTGTTCTCGATCACCCGCTCTCCGTAGTAGATGAAGAGGCGGCTGGGATTCCAGTCAGGCAGAGCACTGTCCTGGATGCGAAGATAGGCGAGGCAGGCGGCGATGCCGTTGCCTGTGCAAGCGCCTAGCTGGCCCTGGTCGTAAACAGCGGGCATGTAATTGCGGATATCCACTGCGGTTGGCAGGGATCCCTGGAGCACGTCCGGCTTGTAGACGCCATACTTGAAGTCACGGTGATCTGGCATATCGGGACGCCAGCCATAGATACGGGGCCTTGACATGGTGATGCCCTCCTTTGAGATGGCATTGAAAAGTTGGTTTCTGGGTGTTAAGACTTCTTCGGTAACTTCACCAGGGCTCCACACCCCATGCAGGTGACAGTAGAGTCGTTGAGTTCCTCCCGATCCCAGTAGACGGAGCCACTGGGGGCATGGAGATCCCTTGCAGGAGGGACAGGGATGCAGTCAGCCTTCATGGGGCTTGCTCGTATGCCAGTGTTTTTCCTAGTTCGCCGACCCAAACATTTCCATGCTTTGTCGAAATACTATTGTGCGATTGAACAGTAATTTCTATATCACCAATTTTATCGGAATATCATATCAATAGATGAGTCCCGCCAAAAATATCCAACCATAACCTCCCCTATTCTGCGATTAGCAAGATTTCTTTTGATTTAGCATTTTTAGATAAAACGTATTTATACTCTCCATAGTGTAAAACAGTAACTTTCTTTTTGACATCCTTTAGCAATTTAACCAAGTCGTCTTCACTCGGGATTCCATCGCTTCTATATGAAATTACAATCATTGAATCTCTATGATTATGAATCAACTCCTTGAAGGCATATAAAATAGTCTTCTTATCGTTCCATAGGGATGATGGGCCTACGTATGGTTTGTGTTTTTTCTTGTGGTTTATTTTTTTATCCCAAGTTTCATAATTGGATATGCCCTCTAAAAAACAATAAAAATCAGCGTAATCAACCCCGGTGCCCTTTGAGTTTAGATATGGGGGATCCAGATATACAAGATCATAACCACCGACTAACTCCAGAGCTTCCTTATTTGTGGCTTTGCAATTGATGCCTATATCGAAAATAGAAGTATTGATTTCTTCTATAAAATTAAGAAAATGCTCTGAAAATGGTCTGTCCCAGGTCGTCTTGTTGCCGAAGCCTCTTTCTACTTCGGCTGTCCGCATGTATAAATTAGCACGATGAAATAGGTTATAGGGTCGTTTGATAATGCAGGCTTGAAATAACGCATCATAGGCGATGCACTTTTCAAACTCATCTTCCATTGATTGGATATTCTGTGCAATCACATCTAACAATATGTTCTCTTCGTCTAAGAAAAATATACCACTATAATTATCACGAATCGTGTTGAGGTAAGTTCTGTTAGCATTGCGGACCAAGGCCATTTTGGCTTTCGACTGATCTAGCGTGACTTTATTGTTTTCAATAATCGCTTTTGCACATAAGTAATTACATTTTAAGTAATCGTTGTAAGTAACTTCTTTATGTTTTGATTTTAGCATGTGTGATACGACACCAGTTCCACCGAAAACATCTAGGCACGTCCGAAACGAACGGTCCTTAATTTGACTCCAAATCCAAGCCAATAACTTGTACTTGCTCCCTTGATACCTTGTAGATGGGGGTATTGGTGAAGTGTATTCTGCTGTAAGTAGAGGCTGTGAGACGATTTTATCCATTTAATTCTCTATGACTAAGTGGATCAATAGCTGGATGGACCACTCTTGATGTCGTCTTTCGATATCCATGAACCAACTATGCCACTAATCCAGGAGCGATACCACTCCAGTCTGGCTGTCTCGATAACCCGTTAGAGGGCGGCCACCCTGACAACCCTGGTGGACAACCAGCAGATACCATCGGTGAGTTCGGCTATTCCGACAGGTCTGACTTGGAGGGGCGGCCCTGGGGACCGGAGAAGCCAGCCTAGGCTGACTTCTTCCGATTAGAGATGTAGGTGAAGAGGGCAGCCTTGATATTGGCGGGTTCGGCCTGGGCCTGCTCGGAACCGTCAATGGCAGCCTGCTCCCAGCCGGAGATCAGGGTGGACTTACCGGACAGGGCGGAGACGAGTTCCTCGTCGAAGGTGCCCTCAGCGGTCATGTGGTAGATGTTGACCATCTCGGTCTGGCCGATGCGATATGCACGGTCCTCAGCCTGGAAGATCATGGCGGGGGTCCAGTCACGGTCGTTGAAGATCACATGGGAGGCAGCGGTCAGGGTGATGGCCACACCGGCAGCCTTCACGTTGCCGACGAAGACCCGGATCTCAGGGTTGTTCTGGAAGGCATCGACAGCGGCCATGCGCTTGGGGCCGGTGACGGAACCGTCAACCACGACAGCCTTGGAACCGAAGTGAGCAGCGATCTGCTCCAGGGTGTCGGTGTAGCAGGTGAAGATGATGACCTTCTCACCGGCCTGGACGATGCACTCGGCCTGCTCGATGGTGGCGGCGACCTTCACACGAGCAGTCTCGTGCTTCAGGATGCCGATGAGGCGCAGGATCTCGCCAGTGGGCTCGTCGTTGTCGTCGGTGGCGGAGGCATTCTCCAAGTCGGTGAACAGCCTGTCAAACATCTTGCGGTCGGCCTTGCTGATCTCAACGGGGATACTTGTGCGGACCTTGGGGGGCAGGTTCAGGACATCGGCCTTGAACACCTTGCGGAAGAAGGGGGCCACTTTGGAGGCCAGTTCGCTGCTGTTAGATGAGCCGGTGTTGCTCCAGACCTGACGGCCAGTGCGGTCCACGGTGATGAACTTGCCGTCGCAGTAACGCTCTTCAAACTTCGACTTCGACTTGCCCATCGGGGATCCCAGGGCGCGGAGGATGCTGAAGAGTTCGTTGGGGCGGTTCAGCATGGGGGTGCCGGACATGGGGAGCACGTTGGGGATGCTGTCCACGATGCCAGGGACCATGACGCGAGCCTTGGCATCCCAGTAGGACACGAGGGCCTGAGTGCGCTGGGCCTTGAGGTTTTTGAGTGTGTGTGCCTCGTCCATGATGACGAAGGCGAAACCGGCGTCGATGAGGGCCTGCTTGTAGTAGCTGATGATGTCGTAGTTGATGATGACCCAGGTGGCATCGCTGATGGTGTCAGTGCGACCGGAGACGATCTGGACGGTCTGGTCGGCACCGATGAACTTGTGGATTTCGCGCTTCCAGTTCTCCTTGGCGACGGAGGGGGCGACCACCAACTTGCGGCCATTGGGGGACTTCAAGTAAGCAGCATACATGCTGGACAGGGTTTTCCCCAGGCCCATGTCGTTGGCCAGCAGGCCACCCTTGGTGCCCAACAGGGAGAAGTCCTGGAGCAGGAAGGCGATGTCGTCTATCTGGTGGGGGAACAGGGGCAGGCCGGTGGGGGTGTGAGTCAGACCTTCGCGCTTCACGGGGGCAGGAGCAGCGATGGTGTCCAGGATGAAGGGGTCCAACAGGCTGACGTCGAAGCGGGGAAAGGCAAGCAGGGTGGCGACGATGCGGGGCAGGCTGGTGAGGTTGACGGTCCAGGACTTCGTGGGCTCACCGTTGTAACGACCCTGGGCAGCCTTGCAGGCTTCCACGAACACGGAGTCATACTTGCGGATCGCGAGGGTGATGGTCTTGTCGTCGGACTTGATGATCTTGACCTTGATGGAGCCGCTGCGGATCTCATCGCGAAGGTCGAGGAGCTTGGGGTCGGTGCAGACGGCGTGGGCAACGACGGCGGATACGTCCACGCCTTCGATGTCGGCTTCCACTAGGGAGATCGAAGCCATCACCAATTGGTCGGGGGTCAGGAGCCAGCCTAGGCCGGTCTTGAAGCCGCTGGACAGGGGCTTGACGATTTCCTTGATGGCTTCGAAGGTCGCGTTGTTGCTGGCATATTCCCAGTTCATGTAGAAGGTGGGGGCAGCACCGGAAACCTTCACAGTGAAGGGGAACTTCTTGGGGGCGACGGGGTCCACGAAGGTGGACTGCTCGACACCGGCAGCGATCTTGTCCAGGCTGGCGACGTTCAGGATGTTCTCGGCACCGACCAGACCCTTTAGGGCATTGATCTTGTTGGTCTTCAGGACGTAGCCGGTAGTCGTATGGACGGCACCGAGCTTCTTCATGAACTTCGTGGTATCGCTGGAGAGGCGGACACCGTTGAAGAGCACTTCGTTGTCGCTGATCTTGGAGAAGGCGAGCTTGCCAGCCACGTTGTTGCGGGCGTCTGAGAGGATCAGACGGGCCTCAGAGCGGCCCTTCTCGCTGATGGTCTCGGGGAGGAAGGCAGCCAGGGCCTCGCGGGTGATGCCGAACTCGGCAGCCTGACGGGGGTAGCAGAACAGCAGGGCAGCGGAGCCCAGGACGTCGCCGGAGGCGGCGAGGGTCAACCCAGCGGGGAAGTCAGCGTTGCTGAAGCCACAGCCATCCTCGGAGGTTGGGTCAGCAGCCTGGGTCGCGGCCAGTATGGCGGTCGCATTCAGGATGTCGGAGGCGGTGATTTGGGTGGTCGTCATGATGGGATCCCCACCACTACATACACCCTAGTTGGCCTAGAACTTAACCAATTCCTGAAGAAAATTGGGGGCCTGTCATTCTCGTCCCCGTTTAAGGTTTCGCTGGCCCTTGGGCGGGCTAGTCAGCCCTCACGAATGGCTTCGAGATCCTCGGGACTGATCCTATCACGGCTGATAGAGACGAAACTGGCGTCGAACTGGACGTCCGGGATCTTCTGCCAGTTGTAACCACCGCCAGTTTCGTAGAGGTAGGGGTTGATGTCCACATGGTAGATGTCAATCCACCGGGGTTCATCCGGGTCATCGTCCTCCTGGGTCTCCTCGGTTGCTTCATCCCAGGCGACCACGCTGACGTGGACCATGGAGTCGTGGGACAGGGTCGTTGTAGCAGCCCCGGGGATGCTCTCCTCGATGACCTCGGCCATGGCGTCTGCAATCAGGTGGCAGATGCCGCCGAAGCCCACGTTGAAGTCGCCATCCACCTCGTCGCTGGCGTCCCATTTGTCATAGACCTGCTGGGCCGCCTGGGCCAGCTTGGGCTTCAGGGCGTTCAACTGGGCTTTGAAGTCCGGGGCAGCCGTGATGCGGGTGCCGTTGGGGTCGTAGGCCCAGGAGTTGTCCATGGCGGACTTGATAGCGGAGTGCAGGTCACCCTTCTTGCTCCGGGAGTCCAGGAGTTCATCAACCACGAGGACGAGCTTCTTGTCGGGGACGTTGCCCTTCTGGGCCAGGACCAGGAAGTCCCCGCCCTTCTGGTTGCGACCCACCTTGACATCGAGCTTGCCGTTGGCCGAGCGGGTGATGACGATCTGGCCGCCGCCGAAGAGGGTCATGCGGAGGCCAATTTTCAGGTCAGTCTCGTACTTCACGCCCCAGGCGCTCTTGGCGAATGCGTCGAGGTCGTCGATCAGGTCACTGATCTGCTGGCAGACTGCTGATGTCGCTTCCTTCTCCATGGATGCCCTCACCTGGGGTTGAAAAGTTGCCGGGACGGAGGGCGTAGCACTTCAGGTAGAGTTTTTCCACGTCCTGGGCGATTCCGTTTCAGGCATCCATCCACCCATGTTCATAGGGGACGTAGGCCAGGGCAGCCCCCTGGGCGATCACAGTGCGACCGGGTGCCCCCGTCCATGAGGGTGCCCTTCTTGATCAGGTGCCGGGTGACCATGATGACGGGGTTGCATCTAATGGGCGGCTGTCCCGCAGATTGGGCAGAAGTGCTCGTTCACTTCCAGCCGGTGGCCACACTTGCAGGGAGCCTTCCGGCGGTCCTGGTTGGGGCGGGAGACCCCGGCGACATAGACGTCACATGGGTCGTCCTCAATAGGGCCGGGTTCGACGGTGATGGGGGTCTTGGGTTCGTCAGGGTTGAACTTCCCCGGACAGCCCCGGCTCATCGAAGGTGGGAGGTCATTCATCTGCCAAAGGTCCAACCAAAGGGTCTTTCCGCAGACGGAGCAGCGGAACCCCTCGAAGGTAGCCTTGCCCATCGTCACCTTCAGGGGGTTCTCCAGATCAAACTTGTGGCTTCGGAACTTGCGTCGAAGGTTCTCAAACTTGTGGCTTCGGAACTTGCGTCGAAGGTTCTCAAACATGGTGTCCCCTCAGTAATGGGTGGCAGAAGCTAATTCCTGAGCATCCATGAACTCCTTGCGGGCACGACCGAGTGCAGATGCCTGCTCCTGCTCGATCTTGGAGATGCTCCATCCGGGGGTGATCTCAACCTTGCTCAGTGCCTCACCGAGATGCAGGAGGATCTGAGCCTGGGGGTAGGCGGCGTCCATGAAGGTGGGGCCACGTCCCTGGGCATCCGCCATGCAGGCGATCCCGGCTCCAGACAGACCGATGGTGTTTCGCCGGAGGATCTTGACAACCTTCAGGAGGGTCGAGGGGCGGAGCTTGGTGATGTTGTGGACGTTGGTGTGCTGGAAGGCCACAGACTTCATGGTCTTCTCCAGCTTCTCACCCAGATCGAACCGGGCGGAGAAGGTCTCAATGGGGACACCACCGGCCATCTCGTGTCCGTGGTGCTTGGGCTGAAGTTCCTTGGGGGTCAAGGTCTTCCCGAAATCGTGGGCCAGGGCAGCGAACATGGTGTGCAGGTTGGCCCCATGGAATCGGGCACGGTCGAGCACCTGCATGGTATGGTTGAAGACGTCCCCCTCGGGGTGCCACTGCTCGGGCTGAGTCACCCCAATCATGGCCTCGATCTCAGGGAACCAGAAGGTCAGGGCGTCGGCGTCACGGAGCACCCTGAAGAACCGGGAGGGCTCGGGGGACATCAGGGCCTTCTCCATCTCGACACGGACCCGCTCCTTGGTGAGGTGCGGGAGTTCGGCCTTGAGGGACTTCATGAGGTCGATGGTCTCGGGGGCGACATCCCAGCCGAAGCGGGCACTGAATTGGGCTACTCGGAATACCCGCAGGGGATCCTCAGCAAAGGCGGGGCCAACAGCCCGGAGGGTGTTGGTCCTGATGTCCGTGAGGGGTGTAGGGGCCAGCCGTTGGGCCACCCACTCAGGGAGCAGGAGGTCGGCGACCTTGCCCCAGAAGGACCGGACAAAGATCAGGCCCTCATCGGGGCTCCAGGCCAGGGCATTGATGGTTAAATCCCGGCGCTTCAGGTCTTCCTTGAGGTCGGAGGTGACCTCGACGGTGAAGCCGTTGTAGCCGGGGGCCACCTTGGTCTCACGACGGGCTGCGGCGATCTCGACGACATGCTCACTGACACGGGTCTGCCAGACAGGGAAGGCCGCTCCAACCTTGGGAAAGCCCATGGCCTCCACGAGATCAGGCGTGGTCGTCACCATGTCGTAGTCCTTGGGCTTGCGACCCAGGCAGAGGTCACGGACACAGCCGCCAACGAGGAACGTCCGGCACCCACCATGGTTCAGGGACTTCAGGAGATCCAGGACGTCTTCGGGGACTTCAGTGGGGCGGATAACCACGATGGAACCTTTCTACGGGGGCAGAGTGCCCCCACACCAAGATTACACCGTCTAGGCCGTAGAACTTAGAGCTAAAACCCAACCCTGATAGCAGTGCAGTCGTAGACGACTTTCCCATTGAAGGCCCGTTCCACGAGCACTAGAACTACTTCCTCTTCCCCGGCCTTCCTGACAGCCTTCCTGAGGGCGGCCTGGGGATTCCTGGCACCCACGGTGATCACCCTGGGTTGATTTCGTCGAGAGTTGAGCCGTGCGTCGTAGAGCATGTTGTCTCCGTTTCGTGGGGCACCGTTGTCGAGGGTCAGACGACCCGAGTTAGTCTGTTTCGGCGGGCTGAAGGGCCGATGTGGTCCCTGGTGTAACGAGCGACCTCTTTGGGGTCACACCAGTCCACATCTATCCCCGGCTCGAAGAAGTCATCGGCATCAGGGGGTGGGGTCCGCTGCTTCACCTTGAGTTTGGGAGCCCGCATCTCGGCGACGACGGCGTCCACAAGGTGGCGGATGCTGAGACCCATCTTCTCGTGTGGGTTGCGTCCTTCCCAGGAAGCCATCGTCCTCAGCCTCGTCGCGACTTCAACCACAATGTAAGGTGTCGGGGAGAGGAGGCCATCCCGCTTTGCGATGGCTTCAACCTCACGCCGGACCATTTTCATGGCGTCTTCCAGCTTATTCATTCACAGCCTCGTTGAAGTCCTAGATCAGATTTCCTCGGTGCTTCCGGGGTGGGTCTGAGGCTTCAAACGGGTAGACGAATACTGAGCCAATACTAGGCGTCCCATGCGTTACGCTCCTTCGTGGAGAGGCCCTCTGTGGTTTCGTCGGGGCCGTCATCTAGGGTTTGGGAAAGCTAGATCAGCGAGTTCACTACACCTGGGCAGTGAGGTCAGGGAGGAGTTCATCCACGATGCGTGTCATCTTCAGATCCCGTGAGTCTTTGATGTGAAACTGGTAACGATAGCCTGCGGCGAGACAGGCGAGTTGCTTCCTCCGGTTGAGGTCGTAGTTCTCCATCAGGGTCCACTCGGACTTCACCTCGATAATGAGGTTCTCCCCTGGAATGAAGATGTCGGGGTGGTAGGTGCGCTCTCGGCCTTGAGCATCCACATACTCCACGGTAGGGATGTTGGTGAACTCGAAGTCCTCTTCCTTGTAGTGCCTCAGAAGTTCAGAGAGCACCAAGCCCTCGTAACCCTGGAGGTGGAGGATGCGGCCCGAAGGGAGTGTGTAGGGCTTGAAACCGAACATGCCCTTACGTATCTTGCGGAAGAATGCGCCGTTCTTCCTGGCGTGGGCAGCCCCGAACCGCGCACGGCATGTTGTGGCGTAAGCCTCCCGTCCGTGTGCCCCTTGCATAGCGAACTCCACTCCGTAGCGTTCCTTCATGGTGGCCTTGCGGCGGGGTGCCACCTCGTCTGCCACCGCCGACATCCGCTCCCGGTAGTCGGCCCGCTGCATATGGTGACTGACGCCATAGGTAGCCTGCATGGTCTCCTTGATTCTCTCCTTTACGGGGGGAGCTTGAGCGACGTTGGTGACCCCATAACGATCCTGGACAGTCTGTTCACGTCGCTTCAAGATGTCCGGGGACATGGCCCCTGCGTTCCCGTAGAGTGCCAAGTTGGTGGCTGCCCGCTTGGCCCGCACAGAGGCACTTGCCATGGGACTTGCCCCTCCAAACTTCTTGGTGTTTGTAATGCTTCGCTTCTCCTTCACCGCATCGGACTGGATGGGGACTTCCACCCCATACCTATCCAAGTTGGTCTTTCTGAACTTCTGATCCGCCGCTTTCGCTTGGTTAGGGCACTTCTTGTAGTGCTCCGAACAGCACCACACCCAGACTTTCTTCTCACCCGTCTCAGTTTTCACATGGCGCTGAAGACGGTATCGAGCGGGCTGGCCACACTCATTCTCGCATAGCTGACCGAGAGGGACGGGGATGTTCCGTTCCCTCTCGGCACGTTCACGATTCTTACGAACCTTGGCTTGGTTCGGGGTTTCTACACGGTCGTCACTTGGGCACATGAGGGGCCTCCGCCCTCAGTGTGGCCCTTGACATTCCCATTGTCAATGCCTGCATTCCCAATGTTGACCGCCATAAGGAAAACGAATGATAAAATCCAACTGAAAATGAAAGGAATCCCATCGGGCAGGATTAGTGACGGCAGGGTCTTGTAGTTGATGAGGGTGACGGTGTCAGAGTGGTTCCGGCCTGTGGAGATGAAGCCCGGGGATGTTGCGAGGTCACTATCGGGGTTCCAGGGGTTGGCCGTCTCCATCTGGGTGTTGTCCACCGTGGAGCCACCGCCAAGTAGGCCCATCTCCCGGATGGGGAGAGTCTCACCGTTGGTTCCAGAGATCAGGCCGTCCTCGTTGGACTTCACGATGGTCTGGAAGTCCACCTTCTCGCTGAAGCCCTTGACGGGGTTCAAGTCATCATCGACGAACTTGACAAAGCTGATCTTCTTGCGGAGGACGGGGCGGTAGAGGGCCGTGGGCTGGGGCTGGATCGTATCTTCCTTGGGGGGAATCGTGGAGGTCCAGGCGTCGCTGCCGGAACCGAGGCCGAGACCCCAGACACCGTAGGCGGGTTCCTTGCTGTTGGCCATCAGGCGGGCGAACAACGACCTCACACAATCTACGATCAGGTTGGACTCTTCATAGATGATGTTACTAGGGTTCCCAAACTCGAAGATGCGAACGTGCCCCTTGAGGGACATGGTTGGAACGACGTCGTGAAGGTGGCTCATTCGGGGCTCTCCTGCGTAGGTGTGCGAAGTGCAGCGGTTTTCAAAATCATTGGTGACTAGGTGGGCGCGACCCCCTGGGGTAGATGTTCTGAGTTCATCGGCGTCTGACATCCATCTCTCCTATTTCACTTTCCAGATTTTACCCTGGTTCACCTTGGGAGCCTGCTGAACTCCAACAGGCTTGCCATTCGAATTGTAGACCATCACAAATAGGGGTCCGCTCTGACGCTGGAGGGTTTGGTTCCTGTATTTCCTGATGGCATCGAGTGCCTGGGTGTAGTCGGACTTCAACTTCACTTCGCGGACCCTGCCACCCGGCTGGTGGATGGGGATGAGGTTCTTCGGGGCATACTTGCTGTCGTCCAGGGTGAGCCTCCAATGCACGGCAGCCGTGACGACCTTGCTCTGCATCTCCCTGGCGAACTCAATGGGTAGGTCGAACTCGCTCTCCCACAGCTTGACGGGCTCCTCGGTGAGGAACTCGGTGACGAAGGTCTCCGGGCTGAGGTTCTGGAAGGCTCCCAGGGCGGAGGCGTAGAGGGCCACGATGACCTCACGGGTGACCTTACGCTCCAGCATGAAGGCTGTGAGTTCGTCCAGGAGGGCCAAGACCCCCTTGTAGGCAATCTCTCGGGCTTCCTCGTCCACGTTCCCCTGGTAGGGGATCGTGAGGGTGAAGATGGGCACCTTGGTGCTGCCCAGGTCGAGGCTGATCTGAACGCACTGGGGCACGGCTGTGGAGACCATGACGGTCGCCGTTGCGGTAGTGGGTGTGACTGCGCTGGTCTTCATGCGGCCCTCTTATTCGAGATCGGAACCCACGAACTCGTCGCTCTTGATCTCCCAGACGCGATTGAGACGGGGTGAGAGGATACCAGGACTGGGGAGTTTGTGTTCTGCGATCACCTGGAGGGTGACGCCGTAGGTGGTTACGCCATTGGGGTCTGGCTGCTGAGCGAGCACACTGGAGGGTGGGTATTGAATCCAGAGGTAGGGGCTCACCTTGTTGGCCGGGGCAGGGGTGGCTGGATCAGGCACCACATTGTCAAGGGAGCCGTAGGGCCTCACGCGAAGCTGGGCGGCTGCGGTCTGGGTGCTGATTGGAACGCCATCGTGGGTCATGGTGGTTCCTGTGGCGTCCTTCAAGGTGGCCACGCAGTAGTAGCGAGCACCGTCCAGGGACAGGTTGAAGTCCTGGGGGGTCACCAGAGTCTCCGTGTAGTTCAGGTGGAGGGTGGGGTCCACGCTGCCGAAAAGCTCCGTCACCACTCCAGCAAAACTCCTGAACCACTGGTAGTAGATCTTGAAGGGGGTCTTGTAGATGGATTGTAGGCCGGTATCAGGTGTCAGGGGGTTACGCCTGAGGAGGTTGAGCATGGGATCCCCTGGCTCAACCTCCTCCATGAGAACAAAGATGCGAAGCTCATCGAGGATCCCCCTGCCTGCGGAGTCCTTCGGGCCGACGAAGGCCCCAATGTTCTCGTCCAGGCCGAAGATGGTCGTCAGGTTGATGCCGACGTGGGCAGGCTTGGCCAAGTCGATGGCGTGGTAGAGGTCGTCGGTGAGGGCCTTGAGCCGGTAGGTCTCGGTGATGAGTTGGCCCTTGTTCTGCTCGGTGTAGGCCAGGGATTCACCACCAGCGTGAACGCTGATCTTCAGGGAGTTCCTGTCGGTCTCGTCGATACTCGGGGTGCCAATGAGCTTGAAGAGTTCCTCGATGTAGAAGGTCTCGCCCGTGTAGGCACTGATGACATCCGCGATGGACTTGACCGTCGAGCCCTGGCGATAGGCATCCCGGAGGGCCAGGATCATCTTCTTGTAGTCGGTGTCCCACTGGGAGGTGCCGGGGTAGTTCTTGTTGATGTAGAGCAGATCAGCCATGCGCCGATGGGCATCCGCAGGTGTCAGGGCGGCAGGGTTCCGGGAGAGTAGGTCGTAGTGGAACCAGAACTCCAGGCGGGCCTGCTCACCTGCGACACCGCGAAGGGCTGTGCCGTAGAACGTGGAGTCCCACCCACCCCCATAGTAGTAGTTGGGCACGTTGGAGGTGAGGTTGGCGTAGACGGCGTCGCTATAGCGGAGCATCTCTAGGGGATGCCGCTCATAGTGAATGTCGGGGTGGATGTGGTTCGCCATCTTACCTGACCGTATTTCCGTATACGTATTCAATCAGGATCTTTCCGGGCTTCACATACTCAGTCGGGCTCAGAGTGAGATCCTGTGCTCCGCCCTCGCCGAAAATCTGGTAGGTGACCCGGAAGGGGTAGCCGGTGGGGTTGGTGATCGTGGCCTTGGGGGCGATAATCACTTTCCTGTAGTGCTTGTATTCAATGGGGTTGCTCGGGGATCCGAAGTAGTCGTTGGTCCCGATGATGTAGAAGGTCGGGGAGTCGTAGGCGGCCATGTCTCGCATACTCCTGGCCCGCTTGAGCATCTCCCCTTCGTAGGTCAGCGAGATACTGGCGTCGGGCAGGCCCCCTGATGGTAGCGTCGGGAACTGCAAGACCGGGTTGGTCGTGACGAAGACGTGGTCACTGAACCCAAAGGTGCTCCAGTTCGGGACCGTGCTGGCAAGCTGCCATGGCGTCCCCGCAGGGATCAGGGAGCCGACTTCATAAGCCCCATCCGCCTTGGCGAAGCGGGTCAGGGGAACCACGATGGAGCGGACGCCCCGGATAGCCTTGATCTGCCGGATCACCTCAGCTTGAGATAGCCTGCCGCTGGCCTGATCCAGGACCATCCCGATGACGGTGCGAACCTTGGGGTCCACGATCTCCGGGGAGGCCGCAGCATCGAGCTCGATGGTCATCGTGATGTCCACGGCGTTGCCCATCATGGTCTTCACCAGAATATCGGCTGCGGCGTGACGCACGTCCTGGATTCGCTGGCTGACCGTGGCGACGTAGCTGGGGTATTGAGTGGTGAAAGTGAAGCTCTCCAGGCGGTAATAGGAGACCAAGACGGTGTCCCCATCCCCGATGATCGAGCCGGTGGTGGAGGTGCTACCGGACCCCGAGGAGGTGACGGAGGCCCTAGCGAGGGAGACCCGACCGGAGGCGGCGTCATTGGTGAGGATGTAATCGCGGCCCTCGACGGCGAGGCGCTTGGTCACACCATCGGAGACAAGAACCCGGATGTAGCGGCCACCCCATGGCACAATCGGACGTGCCCCAGGGATGGGCTCAAAATACTGATCGGAACCGTCAGAGAGCAGGGTGTGGCCGTGGGACCAGGGAGTCCACACGTCGAGCAGGATGCCACTGTCGGGGAGGACGGTGGGAGCCGTGCCAACCAGGGTCACCTCGGCGTCGATGACGGGGACGATCCGCTCGTAGAGCTTGTAGCGATTGTAGGTGACGACGACCTCACGGTCCAGGGGGATTGTGCTGGTGGCTGTCCGCTTGATGGAGAAGACACCGTAGCGGCCCGTCTTGATAACCACGTAGTCCACCCCGGCCACGTAGAGGGTCAGGCCGATGACATCAGAGGTTCCAGTCTGGGGCTGACCGACAACCGTCAGGAGGCCCACGGGCTTCCCGTCGCTGCCGATGCTGACATCCATGCCCTCGTCGAGCACGATGGTGTCCGGGCCATCTGTGATGAATGTGATGGTCTTCTGGATGAGTTCCAGCGAGTTGTCGAGCACGACGGTGTCACCAGCCCGTTGGGAGAACCCCTCCAACAGGGGGCTGCTGGACTGCACGATGCGGTAGGATGCTGAGGGGAGCAGGCCCGTGAAGGCAACCGGAGAGGGATCTGTAGCGGTCCCATTTTCGTAGGTGCCGGATTCCCCTGTGATAGAGAACACACGGGTGACAGGCTGGGCGGAGGGCACCAGGGAGATTCCCGATGCGAGGCGGAGGAAGCCGAGGGCCGGGGTGGGGTTTGTCGACAGGGCACCGAAGGCCACGGAGTTCGGGATGCTCTGGCCATTCGCACCCACGTTATCAATGGGGCGACCATCGAGGGTCCGCAGCTTGTAGGAAGGCTCTGAGGGGTCCAGGGTGATGATGTAGTTCCCGTTGGCAGCCTGGAATGCCGTGGCGTTCTTGGTGCCTAGGTAGAACTGACGACCGCTACCCTGATCCACGTAGATTTCACCCACACCAATGATGGGGGCGGTGATCCGGGCTAGGTCGGCTGTGTCAACCGTGAGTTGCAGGGCGGATGCGTTATAGACCCGGAGCTTGACGTAGGTAGCCGAGAAGCCCTGTGTGCCTGTTCCCTCGTAGGTGTAGGGTTTGACTTCACTGTTCTGGGAGAACGACCGGCCACGGACATAGACATCGGCACATCCGTAGACATGCTTACCGGGATAGGGGATCCAATCGCGGAGCATCTCGTCATCACCGCTGGCGACCACACGAGCCTCGACGACGCCAGGGGTGCTCCGGGCAATACCCAGCAGGCCCTTGCGGGTTCCCGTGTCCACACCGACGATGGTGCGGTCCTGGATGCGGGCGGCGTAGCGAATGTTGGTCTCAATGTCCTGGCCGTAGTCGGCACTGAAGTTGTTGACCACCTGCCAAGGGGTGGGGATACCCGAGATGGCCCTGCGAATCGACCCCGCACCCGCAGAGTTTCCGATGGAGCCAGCGATGTCGCACTCGGCAGGGAGGGTGACTTCCCAGCGGTTCAACTGGGGGTTGTAGTAGGCGTCGATGTTGGCGGGGTCCACAACGGCGGATCCCAGCAGGGTGAAGGTTAGGGCGGGGGTCGCGTCATCCGTGGCAGTCCCGACCTGGGCACCTTTCAGGAACTCCTGACGGGTTGTGGGTCGGATGGTGGTGTAGATGGTCTCTTCCACGATGGCGGCCTCAGCTCCACCACGGGGAATACCTGCCTGCTCACCCAGGACATCGAACTGCCGGTCAATCAATGTCTGAAGCGCGGATTCATCCAGGCCAAAGGCCCGCTGGAGGATCTGCTTGGTGACGGAGTCGGCCACGGGATCGCTTATGCCATCCCCGTCTGCATCATCGAGTTGGGACAGGGCGGAAATGGATGAGGACACACGGGCGAACCACTCACGCACACTGGAATTGGCGAGTTCGATGGCCACGGGGTCCACGAAGAGGTCGCGGAGTTCCGTCCGTGGGGAAAGGTCCAGGTCAGGGTAGAGATTCGTTATGTTCGAGATCAGGCGACCCGCGATGTCACTCTGCTGCTGCATCGCCAGGAAGTCTGAAGGGTTCACCTTGCGGAGATCGACGTAGCCGCACTGGATAGGGCCAATCTGCTCAGACTCATAGACATGGTTGGTGGCTGCGTCAAGTATGACCGTGGAGAGGGCGACATAGAAGACATCACTTCCCACGTAGCTCCGGGGAATGTCGATTGACGAGATGTTGATCTTGTCCTGGGTCTCCGTAATCGTCGTTGTTTTCGTGTAGGCGGAAAGGGTAGTCTCCGTGGCGGTCTCGATGACCTCCGTAGCCACCCGGTTGACGACCTTCACTAGGCCCCCGTATTGCACGTATGGGTCGTTGACTCCCGAGGGATCCGTTGAGATGACGACACGAACGCCCATGAGGCCCTCGTCGTCCGGGGTATTCCATTCCACACGACACACATCCCGCTGTCGGAGCACATTGATGCCCGCAGGGGGGATGGCCCGGTAACCCTGGATGGGGTCTGCGGCGATCAGGGTTACCGTGGTGGCCGGGGAGGTCAGAATGACGTCCGGCACGGGGCCGACGAAGACCCCACCGGGGCGGGTCAGGGAGTCCTGGCCGGAGAAGGACACGCGATGAGCACCACGTAGAGCCGGGATAGGCACGAAGCCTGTAACGGTGCAGTAGCCGGGATTACCGGGGGTGGGAGCCACCGTCGTGGCATTCACACCCTCCTCGACAGCAAAGGTGTATTGCTCCCCGGTATCAGGGAAGTCCACGTTAAATGACTTCATCGTCTTGATGGACCCATCCACGGCAACGAAGGGCATCAGGTTCAACGTGAACGAGAACGTCTCGGCATCAGTTGAGAAGGTGTCTGCCGTGATGGCGGGGTCAACCAGGATCGGGCGGGGGAATGAGATGATGGTAGTCATTAGGTTCGAATCCTCATGCCAAATGCAAGCTCAGTGCTGGTTCCCTTGTAGCCCGAGATATTCAATGCGACGTAAACCATGGTGGGGTCATTCTGGTCCAGGTTCACTTCCACACCATCAATGGAGCGAAGGGTTTCCTCGGGGTCCAATTTCTGGACCTGGGCCTGATACTGCTGAACGGCCCGCAGGCGGTCTAGGGCACTCCCGGCTTCCACGGCGATGTCATCCTCAGTGAGGCTCAGGCCGAACTTGGCCCCAACGAAATCCCGTAGACGGCAGGTGAGGTTGGGGTAGAAGTTGCACTGGGATGTTAGGAGGAACTTGAGGCCCCGCTGGGCCAGTTTCTTCTTGCGAATCACCCGACGTAGGGTGTTCAGTGGGGTGATCTGGAAGTCGTTCAGAACACCCTTCCCACCACACTTGAAGCAGTAAGAGGGGGTCGACTGGTATTCGACTTCAATGAGGTGGGACAGACGGCGGACTGGACGGGTGAAAACCACCTTCATCTTCTTCTCCGGTGGGACGGAGAGTTCATCGTCCATGAGTTCCCAGCCGTAGATAGGGTGGTCCTTGGGGACGAGGATACCGTCAACCCTCAGCCGGGTGAGGCTCTTGGCATTGATGGGGCCACGGAGGCGCATGGAGGGGTCGGCGACGGAGTGGAGGGTGCGACCATCTTGGGCGTGGACAAAGAGCCTCTCCCGAACCAAGTAGTGGTCACAGGCGAATCCGAGGGTGTCGAAGTCGTAGCTCATGTGTAGGTATCGTGGCTAAAGAGTTTGAGTTCCCAGTCGGTCGGGTCTTCCAGGGGGTTTACCCGGACTTCATGCTCTGGGTCAGAGATGTCCCTGACTAGGGTGTTGGCGTATTTGTCCTCGGTGAACATGCGGTCGAGGTCTGACTTACGCTTGCCGACCCGATCAGTGGCTTCCCTAGCGTATTGGGCATTGTCTTCGCTGGTCTCCACAATGGTCCGTAGGAGATCCATGAAGAACACACCCTCATCGTCCAACTGGAGTTGATGCAGGAAGACACCCTTGATGTCCTCGACGGCCTCACTGGGCTCCAGGTCAGGGTGGTTCAGGGGGGTGAAATGACCATCAGGTCCAGGCTTCCAGACATCCTTCTGGAAGAAGGGCTTTAGGCCTTCACGCTTCTCCTTGTAGAACTCCTCCAGGATGCCCCCAGTCTTGCGGAGCACCTGAGCGCGAATCCTCCAGAACTCCTCGATCTTGGGGAAGCGATCCGTGCGGGCGTCGATCCACTTGTAGAAAGTCTCCTTCTGCTTCTCCCCGAAATTACCCAGGAAGTTGAAGGGACGACGTTCCTTGAAATCGAGCTTTGGCACCTAATGACTCCTCACAGAAGGAGTTCAGAACCACTCCCCGTCTTTCTACTCTACCGCAGATGAGGGCTGTACAGCATCCACAGATCAAGCACATGCTGAGGTGGATCTAACAACTGGATCATCCGGTTGAGGGTTGGGCGGTCGGGAATGTGGTAGCCGTAGTTCAGAATATAGCGGGTCACTCGATTGATCTTCTCTCGGCGGAAGCACTGCATATCAGTCATCCACGTCAGAGTGCGGGCAGCGACATCCTCCTCGAAGCCTGGGGGGATGTGGGTGTTCAGCACTTCCGTGCGGCCATCCCTGGTGACCCGAAAATCCATGGCGGCACGGCATACCCGGAAGTCGATGTAATTCACGACCGTGGGGACGAAGCGAGGGTAGAACACGTTGCCCCGGTAGTCTGTGGAGAAGAATCCAACCAGACTTACGGGGATGCCGTTGGCCCGCCCGATAGGGCCGGGTTTACGGAACAGGAAGACGTCCTTCCCATAGACGCTCCCCAAGTAGCTCCAACATGCGTCCATGGCATCTTGGATGCAGGTCAGCTTGCGGATCTCGGCGGATGATGGAGCCCCGAAGTGGATGGCATTGGGGGAGGGATCTGGGGTGTCGGTCCCCTGTATAGCGACGTCATAGTCAGCGGGGATTCTACCCTCTAAGAAGGCCCTGAAGGCCCCCCCGTAGATGACATATTCCCCCTCTGGGAGCATTGGGGTGATTGCGGAGACCCCCGCAATCACCTTCTCAATGCTGTGGTCCAGTTGAATCGACATCTGGCCTACTATCCGTTACTGGCGCATCTATCGTAACCACAACTACCGTCATAACCACATCCCACAGCCGGTTCGGTCCAGGTAAGCTGGTGAAGCATGAAACCTGCTTTTGTGTTGTCGTCGAGAGAATGTCCCTGTGGCACCATACCCAGAACAAGCGTGTGGGCTCCGGGATCGATGGGTGGCAGAACCCAACTGAAGTTGCTTGACCGTGCCAAGGCTACCCCGTCCAGGGCCAGCATGAGTTCCATGTTGGCTACGGGCTCGTAGAGTCCGTAGCCCGCGGTCTCGATGGTCAGGGTGGCCCCGAATAGGACGGTCCCTACGGCCATAGAGAGTTTTGAGCTACTCATGAACCAGGTGTTAATGACGGGCGTGGCTCCAGCGGCTCCGAAGTTCCAACGCACCAGTGTGGGCATCCAAAGTTCATTCGTGATCGAGCCGGAGGTGGAGTTGCCAGCGGCGTCCGTGACAGTGCCAGCAATGGTGATGCTGCCCTTGGCTCCAGCCGCTAGGCTGAACACGCCGGAGGGGAAACCCACCAAGTCCAGAAGGAGGGGCCAGGACGAGGAGGTTCCCCCGACCCACCCACTCTGATCGGTGTTGGGGACAGGGGTTAGGTTGACCGTAAAGTTTGAAACGTTGGTTTTGCCAGCGAGGTTACAGGTGACGGTGAAGTAGCCCTTGGCTACCCCGGACTGCACATCCAGGGCGCTGAAGCCGATGGGTACTTTCGTACCCATCCAGTACGATACACTTCCACTCCATGTAAGACCCATCCAGATCTTTAGGTTGACGGGGCCAGTGGTGTCCGCCGCAGGACTGACTTTGATGGGAACTACCCCATCGGTGGAGAACCGATCACTGTGCAAGACTTCGCCATCCATGTAGGAAGCCGTCGCTGACAGCGTGGTGCTCAGCGTGTAGGAGCCTGCCGCAGCGGGTGAAGTCCCTGACACCTGCCAGCCAATGAGGTTTCCGTTCTGGATGATCTGGGTCACCGTGGGAAGCTGGGACATACCAGATACGTCGAAGCTGAAGCTGATGCTATCACCAATGAGATCTGAGGAAAACACGGGGTTGATGTAGACGGAGAAGGTGTAGGGTGTCGAGGGGGGCAACGACGCAGGCGTGATAGCCGAGATGTTGATGGTGGGCATCTTGAAGGGCCGCACGGCGAACAGGAGCGGCGTGGTGTCCTGGCAGGTGTCCATCTCCGAGCCGAACATGACCCCACCGTTGGTGTTGACCACAGGGAGGCAGGATAGGGACATCCCGAACTCAGAGAAAATGGAGTTCCCGTTGGTATCAGTGCCACTGCTGAGTGACCCACCATTGTAGTTGACGGCAATGCGCCATTCAGAGTTGGCGACCTTGGCGGCAGAGGCGCTCAGACTTGCGGCTGCTGAGGGGCTCTCCTTGATGTAGGCAGATCCGGTGAGCACAAGATGGGCAGAAGTCAGGGAGACCTGCGGACCTTGGGTTGGCCCAAACGTCCCCGGCCACTGGGTTGAGTTGTCACCCATGGGCATGGCGGCTGCCCGCCATGTCGCCCCCGCGAAGGGGGTAGGCAGGGTCATGTATGCTACTCCGGGCTTACCCTCCATAAGGGGGAGGATGAAGGGATGATTGGCACCAGTTGGCATATCTAGTCCTTACACGATTAGATCAGCGGGAGGGCAATGGCGGTTCCAGACTCATTCAGGACTGTCAACTGGAAGGGGGCCCAGTAGATGTTGTTGTCGTTGACTGCCATGAAGGAGAGACTCTTGGTCTTGGAACCGCCAGTCCCGGAGAGGGTTAGACCGATCTGGTTGGTAGATGGCGAGCCAGTCTGGGGCATACTAGAGGGGGTTGACCGAACTTCAAAGGTGGGGTTGACACCTGATGTCAGCTTTACCACAGAGAATGTACCCATGTAGGCGGGGGGTGCGGACGAGACTGACATCACAGCGTCCGCAGGGGTGTTCGTCGTGGTGATCTTCCAGGCATTACCCTGGTTGACGTAGTAGCCGGGTCCGAGGCCCGTCGTGTTGGATACGGAGCCGTAGAGCACTCCCAGGTAATTGGAGTCGGGCTGCAAGGCAGAGAAGAAGTCCAGGAGGGGGGCGGCGACCGTGATGACGCAGTCCTCGGAGTGGCCCACGTTCCCTGATGCGTCGGTTGCCTGCACCTTGCAGTAGTAGGTTCCAGGGGTGCTTGGGGCCTTGCAGGACAGGTCGATGCTCTTCACCCCTGATGCCACAGGGCTCGGCACGAAGGCAGGCCAAGTGTGATCGGCCTGGGAGGAGATGGCCCAGGTGAAGTTGCCACCGTCGCCACCCGAAGCGTCGGCATGGATGGTGAAGTTATCCCCTGTAGTCACGGTGATGGCTGTGGACGTCCATGATACGTTGACAGGTTTAGCGGTGATGACGAGGGTGGTGGTGCCGCTGAATCCGGGGCAAGTGCCGGTGACCGTGAAAGTGACGGCTTGGTTCAGAGATCCCAGATTTGCCGTGAGGATACCCGCTGTCGTCAAGGTCACCCCTGTAATCGCAGGAGACATACCCCACACGATGGAGCCGTTCTTGTTACTGAGGTATCGGTTCAGATCGAAGGCCACGCCATTCGTCAGGTTGATCGTGCCAGGGAGAGACAGGGAGGTCTGGCAGGTGGTGGCAAGGGTATAGGTCTTCTGTGGGTCCGTGTTGGTCGCGCTGTTATCCGTGAGCTTGACCGTGATGGCTAGGCTGGTGGGGCATGTCGCGTTGGGGGTTCCCGAGAGAGTGCCGTTGACATCGAAAGATAGGCCATAGCCCGTGAGCACACTGGCGCTCGGGGAGACAAGCTGCCAGGAGAGGGGGGCCACACCTGAACTGCCGGAAAGGGTGGTGCTGTAGAACACCCCGTATTGGGCGGCGGGGATGCTCAGGGTGTTGATGATGGGGTCGGGATCGGGAGGGACATTCACGGTGACCGAGACGTCGGAGTGATTCAGGGCCTCATTCCCGGCATCGTAGACCTCCAGGCGATAGGAGGTCGTCGGGGTGTGCAGGGGGGTGTCAGTCTTGGTGCCGGAGGCGGCAAGACCTGTGGCGAGATCCACCCATGTGCCCCCGTCGAGCCGGAGAATCTTGGCGGAGGATCCACCTGACCACGAGAAGGTCAGAGTGGTGGTAGAGGGAGAGCCACCCTTGATGACCGTGGTGGGGTTGGCGGTGAGGCTCACGGAGGCGGCGGACACCGTGGCGGTAGCAGTGGCGGTCTGGGGAGTAGTTCCAGGGCCGTTGCTCGTGACGGTGAGGGTTAGGTTGATGACCCCAGCCTGGGGCACACCCGAGGAAGGAATGGAAACGCCAGTCCCACTCGTGACTGCGGCATCGTAGAGGGTGGTCCCGCCATAGACAGCCTTTAGCCTGCCGAGACCACCAGAGAAGCTGGGGGTTGCGGTGAAGGAGGATCCTGCGGTGATGGCCTGGGAAGTTGGGCTGATCGACCCCGTCGTGGGGGCATAGGCCACCGTTACGGTACAGGACGCCGTGGCCACCTTGACGTTGTTGGCGTCGTAGATGTAGATGGCGTAGTTGGTCGTGGAGTGGGGTGTCTGGGTGATCGGGGTGTTGCGGACGAGGTTGGTCGCAAGGGGAACGGTGTCGTTGGCGAGATCAACCAGGGTGGCCGTGAAGTTGCCAGCGTCCCAGTTGGGGGTGAGGGTGGTGGAACTGAAGGTCACACCGTTGTTGTTGATCGTCGCGGGGCTCGCCGAAAGCGAAGCGGATAGGGAACTAATGGTGGCCTCAGCCGTCTTGGTGACCGTCATGCCCGAGGCATTGGTGAGGGTCAGGGTAGCAACCACGACCGTCCCGGGAGGGATAATAGCGGTGTTGAGATCGGTACGACTGAAGGGGAGTGGGGTCGAAGAGGACGTGGGTGGCAGAGAAGTCTCAGCGTAGACGATAGCGCCGGTATCCTTGCGGACCACCTTGAACTTGGCCGTCACGGTATCCGTCCCACCCCCGATGGCGTAGGAACCAGAGATGGTCAGAACGGCACCCTGCTTGACCGCAGATGGGAAGCAGGCGATGTCGCCCTGAGGGGCATAGCGGTCCACGTAGAGGCTGTAGATCGCAGAGGCGGCTTGGTAGGGCCGAGTGGCCGGGGGTTCCACGGAGTGAACATCGTCCACCACGATGAACATGGAGCCGCTGTAGGCCACGCTGGGGGTAGTGCCAGCCTTGCTGCGGATGAGGTAGCGGTCAACCGTTCCGGGCTTGGGGACGATCTCCAGATTCACTGAGGTGGGGAACGGTGTCTCAGTGCCCGACGTGGTGTAGGCACTGAGGATGCGGGGGTTGGTGTAGGGCTGAGTTCCACCCTTGACGTAGACCTCGATGGGGCCGTAAGCCACACCCACGAAGGCATCGGGGAGAGCGTTGGCCACACCGGGCTTCAGAGGGGCAACGCTTTCAATGTGGAAGGCGTCGATAGGGACGATGTTGAGGGGGATGACCTTGAAGGACTGGTTCTTCGGGTTGGCGCTATCCTTCACGGAGAAGCGAAGGCTCCCGTTGAAGGGGGCACCAGGGGTGCCCGAGAGCAGGCCCGTGGTGGCGTCCAGGGTCATGCCGGTAGGCAGAGCACCGGGAGTCGTGCCGTCAGGGATGACAGCCCACTCAGTGGCCGGGGGGAGACCACCCGTAGCCGCAAGGTAGACGTTGTCGGCGTAGGGAGAGAGGGCCACACCCGAAGGGAGAGAGGTGGTGGTGATGACCAGGGGAGGTAGTGGAGTGATGGCCATCGGCATAGTCGCCGTCTTGGTGGAGTCAGAGGCGTCTGTGACCTGCACTTGGATGACCCCGGACCAGTTGGAGGGGGTGCTGGGCGTAGAGGTGCCCGTGATGAGGCCATCTTCGCTGAGGGTATAGGGGGTGGGTAGCTGGGTAGTGCCGATGACGGCCCACTTGTAGGCAGAACCCGTGGTGAAGGGGATTCCGCCCGTGGCCTGAAGCTGGTAGCTGTAGGCTTGGCCTAGGGTAATGCTGGGAGGGGTCGTAGTGAGAATCTGAAGGGGCTCATTGAATCGCACTTCGAGACGCCGGTAGGCGAGTCCGACGCGATTGGCGTTGGACCCATCCGTGAGGCGGATCCAGATGTCGAAGTAACCACCCTCAGTGGGCCGACCAGATAAAGTCAGGACGTCCCCGGTCACGGACATGCCGAGGCCATCAGGGAAGGCACCCTTGACTACGAAGGCGGCGGGGTTCGGGGAACCACCGATGGTCATGGGGACGAGATACTTGCCCTGCATGACCAATGGGGCCAGAGTGTCGGACAGCGAGAGGTCCGTGGTGTAGAAGTCAAAGGTGACTTCTGAAGTGGCCACGAGATTGACCTGGGCGTCATAGAACTCGATGGCGGTGGAGGTGACGTCCTTGGCCCGCAGGGTGCCGTAGAGCAGGCCGTTCCTGGCGTCGAGGCTGACCCCCAAGGGGAGGCTGAAGCCCTGCTTGACCTTCGCTGTGAGATTCCCACGAGTCGTGGCCGTCGCATTGAAGTAGGACCGCATGGGGTCCATGTAGAATGGGGAGCCAACTACAGAGGGTAGGGAGGTGACCTGGAAGTCTGCGGGGTCCGCAGGAGTCATGGCCCCCTTCTGAGCGATGATGGAGTAGGTCCGGGAATACATCCCCATGTCGGCCCCCGCCTTTAGCAGGGTCGCCGAGGCGGAGACTTCAAGGGTCTGGGGGGACGTGGCCAGCCCGGAGACGGTGAATCCGCCCTGAGAACCGGCGACGGGGTGCATGTAACCCGTGAGACCATTGATGTAGGTTGGGAGAGGCCCGTTATCCTTGATCGTGTAGGTGCCCGCTTCAAGGTTGAAGGGGATCGTCTGAGACTGGACGGTCTGGCCAACGGGAAGCGCGGACTGGAAGTTCGAGGGGAACCCAGCAAGGGAGAGGCCCGTGAATGGGGCCAGAGCGGGGCGAACCGTGAAGACGTAGTCCTTCGCGACCGTGGTCTTCCCATCAGTGACGGTGATGTGGCACACGGCATTAGGGGTGGGAGCGGTAGAAGGATTGAAGCTCAGTTCGATGAAGCCGTTGATGACGGGGCTGCCAGAGTCAAACAGGGAGCCTGCTGCCACCACGACGACGTGGCTGGACACCCCATCGGGGCCTACCGTGAAGTCCCCACCGCTGACGGGGATTCGGACGATGAAGCGTTCGCCCGCGAACAGCACGGTCTGGTCAGGGTCACCGACCGTCAGAGCTTGGGGGGTGAGGCGGACGGTGTAGGACTTGGAACTCTTGGCCCCGAGGGAATCCGTAACCTGGACGACCACGACGAAATCTGTGGAGAAGTCGGTCGTGGAGTTCATCGTGGTGGGGTAGCCTGAGACCTTGCCCAGGGCGTCGATGGTGAGGCCATTTGGCAGGTTGCCGCTGACCTGCTTCCAGGAGTAGGTCTTAACACCACCCGTGGCTTCCAACTGGCCTTCGTAGTAGACGCCCACCTGGAGCAAGGGGATATCGGTTCCGGGGGCCGTGGGGCCAGGAAGACGTGGGGTCGTGATCTCCAGGTCAGACCGGGCGACAAGCGACAGCGTCTTCATGTCGATGTAAGGGGGCGTGGAAGCATCCGCCACCGAGATGTCGATAGGGTAGGTGCCAGGGGCCAACACGGTTCCCGAGAGGGTGCCATCTGCGGTGAAGCGGACACCAGGGGGTAGGTTCTCAGCGGCCCAGGTGTAGGGGGGTTTCCCACCGACAGCCTGGATCTTGATCTCACCTGTTCCTGGATTGCCTTGCTCGCCCGGGTTGAGGGGCTTGGTCCAGGTGAGGCTGTGGCCCACGGTGACAGGGGGTAGGCCATCCGTGGTGATCTTGATTGCGGAGGCGTTCTGACCGTCGTCTACGAGGTAGCCGAGGGTGGGCTTGATGAGATCCTTGGCGTAGGGGCGACCCGGCAGGGGGAAGACGTCGATGGCCATCGTGCCGAGGACGGAGCTACCGTCACGACCACGGGCCACGCCTAGCATCAGCTTGAGTTCCTGGGTGGCCTCATCCTTGACGACAGCCTTGGTGAAGGCGGCGTAGTTCGCAGGGGCATAGGCGACATTGGTGCCGTCCGTGACTTCGAAGCCTGCGTCACCACCCACACCAATGTCGCCCAGGATGGGATCGGTACTCTCAACCGGGATGAAGTCCTCGTCCACGATGAAGATGGAGGTCGTCAGGGAGCGCCGGAGCTTGACGGGGGGCAGGGCGGTGCTGTAATCCTTCTCGACCTCGATGGTGATGACCTGGGTGTCGCCACCAACCATGAAGGACTTCAGGATGGATGAGGAGGAGAGGGGCAGCCAGTCCGTGGTGGACTGGTCGCCGAACACGGCCCGCCACCGATCCGCCACAATGGTCGGCTTGATGGAGATCGTGACGGTCTCACCCTTCAGGGCCGGGGCGGCCTGGACCTCATTGTTGATGAGGACGGAACCAGCCGGAAGGGTCGGGAACGCTTTGTTGGTGTCCCAGGGGTCGGAATCCTGGATGGTAGTGGTGTCCGTGGAGAATGCCTGCATGGACATCTTGAGGTCACCCGTCGGAACCCCAGCGAGCCGGAAGCGACGAAGGTCGGGGACAGTGGGATCACCGTTCTCAAAGCCGGTGATGGGGGTGCCATCCGCCTTGACGACGGGAATGGCGTTGTTCATCGCATCAAACAAGGTTATGTCCCAGGACTTGTAGGCTGTGTAGACTCCACCGATGGCCGGGGGCGTCCATGTGACTTCCAGGTTGTTCTGGGCGTCGATGATGGCGACGGTGGGGCTGCTGGGGAGCTTGGAGACCACGCCTGTCCCACTGAAGCGGACTAGCACGGGGGTAGCCCATGAGGTGCCCATGGCGTTCACCCCGGACAGGGTGAAGATGGCGTTGGCAGACAGTCCCGTGAAGGTGGCCGAGAGTTCCCCCGGATTTACCTTGCGTCGGGCTTCGTTGTCCTTCTGGATGTAGATGTCACCAGATCCCGAGTAGCCCCAGGACAGGGGAAACACCGTGGAGCTTGTGACGACGGTGTAGTTCGATGAGAACGAGGAGAACACCATGGGGGCAACCCCAGGGAGAACTCGTATGGGGATGGGGATGGACCGCTGGGGGGACATCCCACCACACTTGGCCAGAAGGTGGAGGTAGAAGTCCCCCGCTATGTGGAAGGGGCCTTCAAGCTGGCCCTGCACATTGGGGTAGATGCCCACGGGGTATCCAGTGGTATCAGTCCCCTGGACATCCACAAAGAGCATGAAGTCCCCATTTTCGATGGGAACCAGGGTGGAGTTCGCCTGATTGACCTCGGAGAGGAAAAATTCAGCCGTAGGGTTGGGGGGCAGATCTACCTGGACGGCGGCGTAGACCCCGATGGTGACGGGGCTTACAGCAGAGCCGACGCTGCCACTCAAACGGTTGACGTCGGAGTAGGACTGGGAAGCCGTATCTACCCGGAAGATACTGGGAAGACCCGTGCTCGTCACCACGCAGGAGGAGGCCCCCGTGCGTGAGTTCGTACTGGAGGAGGCCGAGATGGTCACGATCCAGGAAGAGAAGATCGGGGCATCCACGGGGATCTGGAAGTAGAGGTAGCGGACCCTAGACTGGGAACCCGTGACCGTCACGACATCCGTGATGGGGACAGTGACGGACCCATCGGACACGCGAGCATCGGTGATGGCCGGTGCGGCTCCAATGGGTTTGATGTTCACCGTGATGGTGGCGGTCTCGGTGGAGAGAATGTCGGGGAGCTCGAAACGAATGTAGGACTTGTTCCCGATGGGCTGCCGGGATTGAAGATTCTGAGGCAGGATGTTAATGGGAATGGCAGCAGAGGTGGACCAGTTCTGTGCAGCCGGGGCGGTGGGGTTCTTGGCGGAGACATGGATGGGGTCCACGGTGACCGTCTTGAGGACGGTCGAGCCAGCCTTGATATCCACGGAGAAACCCACGGTGCCGTCGCCCTGGACCTCCCAGGTGGCCTCGGAGGTCGTCGAGGTGCCACCCGTAAGGAACCTACCAGTGGCCGTCCCCTGGGTCTGCCACTCGTAAGTGACAGCCTGAGCCTTGCCGCCGACAAAGAAGGTTGGGCATTCAACTACGACTGCCCCATAACCCGTGGTGGGGTTGAGATCGGGGGAGGTGTTGAAGGCACAGACCAGATTAGCAGAGAGTTCACCCTGCTTTTCCCCAGTGAAGTTCAGAGTGAAGTCCAGGACGGCGGCGTTGTCGATGGAGTCGTAGATCGACTCGGCCCTGTAGGCGCGAATCTGAATCACCTCGGTCCCCACACCCCGCTTCACACCACCACAGGGGTCATCCATGGTGCGAGGCAAGACTTCCAGGTAGGCGGCGTCATCCCCATCGATAAGGAAGCGGAGCCCAGGGAGAGTGGTTAGGGTGGGAGGAAGGTAGCGGACGTTGGTGGCCGGGGTATCCCCGGTGTAGCACTTGAACTTGATGGGAGGGACGGTGTCGTCGTAGCCGAGGAGATTGACGGACGTCGCAGAGGTCAGGACTTCCCTGATGACCAAGGGCTCCTTGACTATCATGGACACGACCCGCATGTCGTCGCTGGTGCCGTCTGCGGCTGTCACAGAAAGTATGAAGTTGAAGGGATCCGACTGGGAGAGAGTCACATCCGTCAGGTCGTAGGACACCGTCGCTGTGGCGACTTTGGTGGCGGCATCGTAGCCATTACTTATGGACACCCATGAGGGGGCCTGGACAATACTCCAGTTGGGGGCCGAGTCCGCAGATGCCTGGGCAACCACCAACGTCCCAGATGACCCGAGGGCTAGCTTGACGGTGTTGGTGTTTACCACCACGACCTTGTTGACCTGGGCAGAGATTACGAATGAGGTGATTGCGATCTTAGCCATACCTGACGGTTCCTCTACCTTGGGGGCGAAAGCACCTTACCTGTGTTTTAGCGTAGCAGTATCAGAGGGTCGAAACCACGCTGGATGAACTATCGGCGTCGATGTTACCTGCGAAGGCAGCCTTGGCGGCTCCCACGGAGCGGAACATCACGGAGTTGGCGGTGAGCTTGGCCTTACCTGTGGAGTTCCAGGAGGGTTCACAGACAATGGAGGAACCAGCGGACGCCTTCACGATCAAGGACGTAGTCAGGATATTGTACTCCTGGGTGTAGCTGTCGTGCTTGGTCAGGGTCACGCTGGATGACATCTCTGCGAGAATGAAGCAATCGGCGGGCTTGCCTGGGGTGGCGACCAAGGTGGTGTTGGTGAAGCGGGCCGAACTGGAATCCAGGGCCACACCGACCGCAAGGTCTTGGACATCCAGGATCCCTTTGTTGAAGGTGATCATAGATCCCTGGTCAGCCGCGACGGCCTGCCGGTTGTTGATAAACTCACAGTCCATGAACTCCACATCAGAGTCGGTGACCTTGACGGCAAAGTCCCGGAAGCCGTTGAACCGGATACCGTTGAAGATCACTCGGGACTCGGCGACGTAGAAGGCCGTGGCGGCACCGTCCCCGAAGCCCAGGAAGTCCGAGGGGCAGAGGATCTCGACGCGGTTCTGGGAAGAGGTCTCCCGACCGATGGTGAGACGGGCGCTGTCCTGCATGGTGAAAGCGATATTGCCCAGGCAGTAGTAGCGGACGCTCCGGGGCTCCCCGTCGCCCACAAGGGCCTGGGAGAGGGACGACTTCGGCAGAGTCTTGATGTTGTAGGGATCACCCGTGTCCACCAAAATGATCGACACGGGGTGACGAAGCACAGGAGGCAGCAGACTCAGGCAGCCCTGGATGGTCATGCGGGCCGTTGCCTTCGAAAAACCATCGTTGAGGTCGCTACCACTACGGTTGTTGACGTAGAGGACGACCGGGGCGATGGTGGTCTGGAGGTTGTCGCCGAGGATTTGCTTGGGCTTGAGATTCTTGATGGCGAACCCGACATGGGGAAGGGCACGGGAGAATCCGCGACCACCTGACTTCGTCGTGAACTTCACCTTCTTCCGCTTGTAGCCGTGGAGGGGCTCGATGAAGTCGTTGGTGTGAAGCCTGACCTCGAAGGTGTGCTCGGTGTTGGTGTATCGCTTGGCATAGTAATTCCCGTCGAACTCACCGGCCATGGGGGTGTTAGTGAGGGTGCCATCCGACCACATTTCCAGGCTGGGCAGGATGGTGGCCAGGGGGAGGCAGCGATTGAATGGGTAGGTGTCCTTAATGCCGACGACGGGGGCCTGCCCGGTGCCGTTGGTGGTCACCGTGGCAGTCGGAGCGGAGTAGAGGACGGAGTATTCCCGACCCTCAACACCCTCACCCTGGTAGGGGATGTAGGTGAAGCCTAGCTTCAGGGAGGATGTGCTGTCCAAAGCGGGGAGGAGGGAGGCCATCAGGAAGAACTTTTGGGCGAGCAGGTTCACCTGGACCCCAGCGATCTTAACCGTGGTGATGCCCCCGAAGATGTCCACCGTGCAGTCGTAGGCCACGAACTGAGCTTGGGGCACATCGTAGATCCAGATCTTGCGGATACCGTCGTCAGTGCTGATGACCCCTTTCAGGGTAGCGTCCACGGCAGCCATATAGATGTAGGTGTTGGAGAGGTCCGTATTGATCCCTAGGATCTTGACACGGGGGTCCAGGGGGAACTCAACGGTGGGGTTGTTGCCCACCAGGACGACCTCCTCGATCTGGGTCAGGCCCTTCACGGCGGGGACGAAAGAGGTCTGGACTGTATCCATGCAGGTGATCGTGAAGTTGAGGACGGCATCCTTGGCGATCTGACTGGCCAGGACCACCACGATGGCGTCAACGGTGGTGTCCTTCTTCACCATCTGGCTGCGAATGGTTACGGGGGCGTTGGCCTTGGTGTCGAACACTGAGTTCACTATGAGGCCCGTGAACTTACCTGCGAGGTTGCAGCGGTTGATGACGAAGGTGGTCGTCACTCCGTTGGCTTGGTCAGAGAGTTCCTTACCCACGGCGGCGAGCACTGGGATGGTCACCCGTGTGCCGAAGGTCGAGGTTGAGTAGTTAGGGTTCAGGGCCTCCAGGGTCACGCCAGGGGTGACCGAGGGCAGTGGGGTGCTGATTTCGTATTCGCTAACCCCAAACACAGGGAGGGCTTTGGTGGTGGCGGTATCGAACAACTCGCCGCCGTCCACGGACTCCGGGACTTTCTTGAGGTCAAAGCGGCTGCCTGCGGCGTAACAGACGCCCACGGTGACGTAGATGTCTTCGCTCTTGAGGTCCACACCAGCCGATAGGGGATCCACAACGGTGTGTAGGAGGATCTCATTCGTGTTCAGGCCCTCGACACGCATCACGGACCCGTAGAGCACCACGGGCTCTCGGACAGGAGGGTTGACGGTTAGGTTAGTGGCGACAGCCTGGATCAGGCAAAAGGTGAACTGGGCATTGGCGGGGGAACTCGACCCCAGGCGGATGCGGACGATGTCATCCTTAGCCCAAGGGGCTCCCTTGGTGCCAACAACCTTGTCGGCCACGGTGAGTTTCTTCGTGCAGTAGAAGGTCCGGGTGTCCGAGGAGAACCCATTGGAGAATCCATCGAACTCACCGTCCAGCGTGTCAGCGTTGGGGATGAGGTGGTCGGCGACGGCCACGAAGTAACTGAGTTTGGACCCCAGGGCTTTCCTCAGCATGGGGCTGGAAGGTGATTCACCCCGAGCCACCTTGCTATTGGTGGTGCCCATGTAGAGGTCTACCAAGCCCTGCTCCAACATGGGAGCAAGGTCGTAGCCTGTCAGGCTGACGGACATGCGGGTATCCACTATGTCTTCAGGGTAGACGACATCAGCAAACTTGTTGTCCCAGCGACCACTGAGGCGTGAGGCGCGGGTGCCGGAGGCGGAGGATCCCGACTTGGAGCATCCGAAGGGGTTTTCTTCGATGCTGAAGTTTCCGGTGTTCCGCTGGAAGATGAGGGCGATGGGGGCGGCGTAGGTGTAGCCGTCCATGCTTCCCAGGCCGTTGTAGGGGTTACCGTCCCCGGCCCGCCAGAGACCGAAGTCTCCATTGATCTTGCCCATAGATTCAAAGCGATACTGGATGTTCATGTCCTCAATGGACCCCTTCCAGGCCCCCGCACCATAGACCACCTCATCGGAGGTGATGCCCGGGTCCAGGCCCGCCCGGAACTGGGTGAAGTCGTAGCTGAGGGGGATGGAGGCAACCCGGATGGCCCACTGAAGCTGGGCTCGACCCGTGGTGTAGATGTTCTGGAAGGGGTCGATGAGGTCGGATTCGATGGTGGCGTAGGGCAGGCAGTTCACGCACCCATTCAGATAGAACTTGCGGGTGGAGTCGGGATCCGTGGGATCGATGTAGAAGCCCTCTCCCGTCTCGGGGTTCAAGTTGCAATACCAGAGTTCCAGATAGACCACGTAGATAGATGCCTCGGGCGTGGTGCTGACCTTTGACCAAGCCTTGGGGGCCGGAATGGTTACGAGGTTGGTGTTGACGTTGTCCGTTCCGTTACCCCCGACCTTCAGGACTTCCCCGGCGAAAAGGAAGTTGTAGGCCGGAACCTCGAACATCAAGGGGAGGGTCGGGGTGGGGAGGATGGGCGTCCGGGTCAGGCAGCCCGAGAACGTCGTGTTCTCTGAGATACGCTGCCGCTTGAGATCCTGGAGATCTTGGACGAGGTTGAGGTCGGCGTCACTGAGGCGATAGTCGTGTCGACCGACAACAGTCACGAGACCTCGGCCATCTGCGGGAAGGGTTCGACTGACGGCTGAGGGGTAGGTCTTCATATCCTGGGTCCACCTTAGAGGGAATCCTGAGCTTCAAGTTCCTCTAGTGAGGAAGTGAAAATCACGATGGCTGCTACCAACAACACCTTCCCGCCCCTTATCAGTGGGGCGTCCTCTGACCTCATCGGCCATAAGCAACTCTATGGTCAAGCGGTCCTAGCGTCCTGCCTGATTCAAACTTCACAGTCCGATCAGTTCTTCAACCCTGAGGCTGGTCAACTTACTGGGTATGCCTCGAATGGATCTTACTACCAGCAAGGAGTGCTCGTCCCCCTCCGCGCCTCCTGGTTCTCGGAGGCCCCTGGCCCCTGGCGGTCGGGATCACCTGAGTTCCCCACCAGGGCTGTCGTCCTCGTCACCGATGCGGGCCTGTCCATCCTCGACCGGGACAACGGGCTGGAGATGTGGATGATGTTCATGCGGGGTGACATGCTGGCATACACCAACAACTTCCTCGCCGGTCAGCAGACACCCGCTGGGTTCACCCCCAGGGAGGTCACCTACCAGAATGGCATCATCAGCGTCACCCAGTATCCCGACCCCGGCAGCACCTTCACGGGGATCTTCACCCTTCACCTCGACTTCCTGCATGACAACATCTATGCCGACTGCTCCATCAATGAAGGTGGGGGCGTGATCGTGCCTCCTACGCCTATCACCACGGTCACCATCGTCAGCCCGACTGTTGATTACCCCGTGGGTGCCCCAGTCACCTACGTCGCCGCCCCGGTCACCCAGGGCTATCCGCCTGCCGACCACGTCGTTGAATGGACGTTTGACGACGGCTCCTCGGCATTAGGCATCTCGGTCACAAAGACCTGGGCAACCGCTGGCCCCCATATGGCCTCCGCCAAGGCGACCAACGTCACCACGGGCGGGGTCGGTGAGGCTTCCAAGACCATCAACATTTCCTCAGTGTCCACTTCCCTGAATGCCCGACCCTGGGTGTCAACGGGATCAAAAATGTTCGCCTCTGTGGCCAGCACAGCCAACACGAGCTTCCCCGTCGAGTTTGAGCTACTCGTCGCCGGGGACTTCCTGGTGAACCTCTACGACGTCAACCACCCCCAGACCATCGTCACTTACAACACGGTCACGGGTGAGCGTCGGGAGTATGGAGACCAGTTGACCACCATCGGCACCCCCGCAGGTGCCTGGGCACTCCACAGCGGCCCCAACGCAGGAAAGATCCTGATTGTGGGTTGCCAGGGTGGTCATTACGGCATCTTCGACCCTCACACGGGCATCGTTACTATGTCCCAAACCCTCATCTCATCCTCGGGTGGAGCACAGGGGTACGACTTTCAAAAGGGCTACAAATTTCCCAACACACTCATGCTCGATGGCAGGGTGTTCTTCGCCGGGGGCCTGGGTCTTGCCTTCAGGGGCAAGATCTACGACCCTGTTGCGGATACCTGGGAGAACGACGACGGTGTGGGCATCAGCGGCGTCATCGCCTCGGTATTCACCATGCCCTCGGGCAACCTGTTAGCCATCACCCTTGGGCCGAACCCCCAGAGCTACATCAAAGACAGTATGACGGGCCTGTGGAGCCCGGGGCCTACCCCGCCCGTCAGCATGACGGACAACCACAGCTATTGCCAGATGCCTGATGGGGCCATTTTCACGACCACGCTGGGCACTACAGCGGTGGCGTCGATCATGCGTGAGGGTGGGGTCTTCAGATCCATGACAGCCCCTTACCCCTACCTTGAGCAGGACAGCACTACGGTGGATGGTGTTGTCGCCGAATACGTCATCACTGCCCCGGACGGCATCGTGGTGAACCTCGGGGGCTACGGCGTCAACCACTATGCCATGAAGAACTACGAGAACCCCAAGGTGGCCTACTACACACCAGCCCAGGGGGATGTGTGGGTCGTCGGGGCTCCCTTCAACGCCCTCAATCGCACCCACCGTGGCGGCTTCTGCAACGGCAAGTTGTGGCGTGTCGGGGCGACGGGGATCCTGGAGTATCTCGTCTGGGCCTAAGGCATCACCGAAGTGAAGTCCACCCACTGGCCGTTCACGTAACCCACGCGGGTGGCGATAGTGCCCCGGCGGGCACAGGCGTTCCACACCCACCGGGGCAGGGACAGGGCTGCCCGGGAATAGGCATACCACAGGAGGGCCTGGGTGGTGACTCCCTCTGCTTGGGCGATCTTGGTCCAGGCGTTGGATACCTTGGCGGCCTTGGAGGCCATCGCAAGGTCAGCGGCCTTCTTCCAGGCTATGGGTTGAGAGGGGTCGATGGGGGCGACGCTGCCCCTCTTGTTCGACATGCCCCCACTCTGGTTCAGGAGGTCAAAGAAGAAGACGATCACCCTGGGGTTGTCAGCATCCCACTGGACATACTCGTCCGCCAGATCAAGAGCACGGTCAAGGGTATGCTCGGCAAGCTCCTTCTGGGCCTCCTTAGATGCGTCGGTCTCCAGGAAGGCTTCCCACTCGGCCTTCGCCTCAGGGATGACCGGGTTGTTCCTCCCGTTGACCTGGATGAAGTTCGCCGTGATGAACTGGTAGGCTTGCGGGCCTTTCAGGGAGGCCAGGGTGGAGACCGTGGCGGGCACCGTGAAGAACGCATCAGCGTCAGCCGGTTCCATGCGTTCCAAAATCTCCCGCATGAGGAGGCTGAGGCTTCCGGCCTTGCCTGCCCACTGAAGGCAGCCCACGCTCATGCCCTGACCGTCGAAGTCTCCTGCGACGTTGGAGTAGCGGGGAGTGAACTCACCACCCTCGAAGAAACCAGTGACACTCAAGCAGGTGTCGAGAATCTCGGCCCTTTCCATGGCAGGCCCCTCATGATTAGGTTGCGGTTGCGTCCTCTGCGGGTTTGGCCTGAACCTCTGCCCGCTGCTTCATGGCCTCTGGGTCCACCTCGGTTACCTTCGTGTTTAGAAGTTCCCAGGTGTGGGCCGCGAGCCCGAGTTCTTGCATACCAATGAGCCCCTGACTTTGGCACCGCTCAAACAAAGATAGGGTGAAGTCGTAGGCGTCGTTGGAAAGAAGTAGTGCTTTCATACGAAAAGCCCCCTTAGATAGTAGGCATGTGGTGAGGCTGGTTCTTCTTCCCTGCGGCCTTCTTGGGTGGAGGCTGTGGGGGGTCCGGCAGGGTTACCGGGGGGTTGGCCTGGACCTGGGCTTGAAGAGGCACTTGGGGAGGCGGCATGGGAGCGGGGGTGACCACGGAGGGCGGTGGGCTGCTGGGAGGGGCCGGGTCGGCGTAGTCCTCCTCGGGGTGGGTGTCCTCCCAGGCGGCTTCATCCCCATCGGCGATGATGTCGGAATCAAGGGGGACGACCTCAACCGGATGGGCGGGGGGGTCAATGAGGGTGGAACCCTCGGCCTCCATGCGGGCGCGAGCCTGGGCTTCGATGGCCCACCCGATGTCCGTGTAGTGGATGTTGCCATCAGCGTCGATACCATCATTGGGCTTGAGGTTGTAGATGGTCGTCAGGTGGTCAATCCACCCCTGAAGGGCCTGATTGGCAGCTTGGCCAGCCTGGATAGCAGTGAAGGCGGCTGCCCGAGCCCGGACCTCCGCCTCCTGTGCATTCTTCAGATCATCAACCAGCTTCTTGTGGTAGCTCAGATGTTCGGGGTTAAGAACAGTTGGCATATTTTCCATAAAAGGTCTGCTACTTTCTAAGTGAACACAAGTGTTCACTCTCAAATTCCTGCTTCAACGACCGCAGTTTCGACAGGGCTTCCGCCCCGCCCAGAGCCGCAATCTCCACAGGCGTAACTTCGGGACTAGCCGTCCCTAGTTTGTTGGTTACGAACAAGCCATAATCACGAAGATTTAGGCTTGCATTAAAGTCCCTATCCTCAACAACACCACAGCTTTCGCAGATGTATTCCCGCTCATCCAAACCCATTTGGGCCTTTACTGATCCACAAGCGTTGCAACGCTTTGTGGAAGGGAAAAAACGATCTGCAATAATCAGGTTTCTACGATAAAGTGGTGCCTTGTATTCAAGCTGCCTTCGGGTTTCGGCGAAGCCGACATCCGATACTGCACGACCCCAGAGGGCCAACATACCACTTACACTTAAGTCCTCTATTACCACCGTTTGGTTTTCACGGAGTATAGTAGACGTAAATTTATGAATGAAATCTTTCCTGATGTTAGTAATGTGTTGATGAAGCCTTGCAAGGCGTCCTGCGGACTTCTTGCGATTGTTGGACCCTTTTACTTTCCGGGAGTGCTGCTTAGAAAGACGCCGTAGGCGTTTTAACTTAGCTTTTAACGGCTTTGGCGCTGAAAGCGCCAAACCGTCAGAGGTAACTGCGAAGGTTTTCAAACCTAGGTCAACGCCAATAATGGTGGTTGAGGGTGCCGCCTCGCGGCGGTAGTCATCAGGAAGCCGGACTTGAACTGAAATAAACCAGTCATTGGCAGTCCTGGACACCGTTCCTGACATGATCTTGCCAGTAAAACGGAGTTCCTCCGTCATTTTTATTTTACCTATGACGGGGAGACAGGCTACCAGCCCGTCAAGGTCAAACTTATCGTTAGACAAATAAAAGCTATCGTGTTCCCCCTTTTTCTTAAACTTAGGAAAGCCCACCCGGCGCTTCGCGCCCTTGGACTCATAACAGCGTTTCAGGGCTTTTTTAAGATTAGCAAAGGGCTGCTGGTTTGCATCCTTCGGACTTTCATATATCCACGGAAAGGACTCGCCCTTGAGGGCATTGAACTGTTTCTTAAGATCATTCATTGAGACTTTAGCCACACCCTGACTCTTTAGCTCGGTGTATTGGGCCAAGGCCCAATTCCAAGCAAAGCGTGAACATCCTGCTGCCTTCGCCAACGCCTGACGCTGTTCCAGCGTCGGCGTCAGGCGGATTTTGTGGGCTAGGGTGAACATGCTTTCCTCTAATCAACACTTCTGAGTAGACTACTGGTTGCTGAGTCGGACTCCTGGCGATCAGGATACCACACCCCTTGTGGGCTAGGCATCAACTTCAATTTTTACTCTGGGCAAGCTCGGCCAGACGCTCGGCCTCGATGTCCTCGGTCTCCCAGTCATCCATGAGGCCCGCGAACTTTAGGATGGTCTGGCGAGGGCCGTCATTGAGTTCCGCCAGGGAGCGTGTCGTCACCCGGTCCTTCTTCACAGAGAGCACCTCACCCGTGTCGGCGTCGTATTCCACGAGTTCCCTATGAGCCTTGATGAGAGGGTCGTCGCCGAACTCGGAGAACACCTCGATACGCCAGGAGTGCCGGACAACCACGGACCCACGCTTCTCATTTTTGCTAACGAATACAGACATAGGGGCTCCTAAAAGGTCAAAAACATCCTGGTAGCATCATACGCCACCTGGAAGGCATTGTTCTGAAATGCGTTGGCCTGGAAGGCTCCAGGGCCACCTGTCGTCATGCCGCGAAAGGCCGCGATGACGTGGGCGTAGTAACTGGCGGGGGAGCACGTCATCCTATCGAAATAGGTGCCCGTCTCCGAGACAACCTTGTCGAGAGAGGCTGAAGGCCCGCCCGTGTAATAGTCGGTGTTGGACTGACGTTTGGTAAAGCCGGTGTCCCCCTCGGTGACCACCACGCTGTTGGTCACATCCTCTGTCCAGAAGCAGAATAGATAGGCGTTGGGGAAGTTTGTGACGATGGCGTTGGAGGTGTGATTGAGGGCTGCGGCCCCCTCGGCGGACCCAAAGGAGTAGGAGTCCAATACTGTATTGATGTTCTGGTCCATGTTTGCCACCACATGCACGGTGACAACCGTGTAGCCCGACTCACCTGTGGTGATGGTGATGAGGCCGATAGTCTCCGTGGCTTTGGCGATGGCGTAGAACAGGTGAATGGTGCTCGTGGCGTTGGAGATGTAGACGCCTGACCCTACCTCCCTATAGGTGTTGCTCCCCCCTGCTGCGTTGTCCGAACACGTCGTCGTCTGCAAGGAGGTTCCATCCGAGCGGAAGGCGACAATGATGAGATCCCCGGCAGTCACATCTACGTTCGCCTGAGTCGTGGTAGAGTCACTCGGCGTGGTGTATGAGTTCCTGAGGAATGGGGGCGAAACTGCCATGGGCTACACCCAGGTCATCGGTGGGAGCAGATCTACCATTTCTTCCACAGTGATGATGGGCTTCTCACCAGCCTGAACACCATTCAGGTAGGCTGTCGCAGTGTCCCACACGGCGTCCCTCCACTTCACCCCGGCCTTGCCCTCAGTGGCAAACCGAGGGTTCTCCGAGGTTGCGTAGGAACACAGGGACAAGATGCCGTCGTAGTTGCGACTCGCGGCCACGGAGTCCATGTGATCCTGGATCGCCTGGATGTAGCCAGCGATGAGGGCCTCCAGGTTGAAGGGGGTGACCTGTTCAGGCTGATTTCCGGCTTCCACCCAGGCGATGTAGGCCAGGAAATCTGGATCTTGGTCGGATTGACACGGGGCTACCACAACCCCATCGGAGTTGCGAGTCACGGTGCCGGAGCTAGGATCAAGTGAATACATGGTTACTGGTCCGTAGAGATCCAAGCCGAGATGAAGTCGAGGCCAACTGCACTAGCCGTGGCATTGTTGGTCCGCCAGAGCAGTGGGGCCGTTAGTAGGGTGGTGTTCGAGGGTAGCTGGGTGCCTGGAGTGGCAGCAGTCAGGGTTCCCTCAGCTACATGCCCGGTGTTCAACCTGGTCACCTTGTAGCCAACAGCGTTATTCGCCTTCGGGGAAGCGAACAGGATGAGTTCGTAAACATCCACGCTCAGAGTGTTCGCGGGAAAGTTAGCCCCAAGGTCGATAGGTGTCTGGGCCGCACTTCCACCATAGAAGATTTTGAGGTTGGTGTCGGAGGCACCATGCCCGACTCCGATAGAGTTGGTGAGGGTTGAGGGCTCAACATTGGTGGGAGCGCCTGTGGCTGACGAGATTCCCACAAACTGACGGGCACCTGATACCGTCGCCGCATCAGAAGTCATGAAGCGAATGCAGAGGAAGAATCCCCCCATGTCTGGCACACCTGATCCAGGAACCCCGAGGGTGTATTGAGCCACGGGGACACGCAGTGATACCAGTGACCCTGCGGTAGTGGATGATACATAGCCGAGGCGCTTGATTCGGGTTGCGAAGTTCGTGGTTGCCACGTTCCTGGCGGTGGCAGTGCCCACCGTAGTGAACGCGGTGGCACCCCCCGTGAGGGTCGAAACTGTGGTGGCGTTGCCAGGAGGGCTCCACATGGAGACTTTATCCTGGCCAAGGAAGTTCTGGAGGATGGTACTGGTTCCTGATGGGCCGATCACCTTAGGAACAGCACGGCCCGCGACGAGCCTGGAGTAGAAGGTGAGCTTACCAGCGGCGGGTGGTAATGGGTCCGTTGAACCCGCCGTCATGAGGATGCCCCCGGAGTCCACCACATGGTCGGAGTTCCAGTCGGAGGGAAGGACTACGGAGGTGTCCCCTCCGTCAGCCTGGGTTAGAGCCTTTGCATGTTTGAGGGCCATCGTTAATACCCCTTGGCGACAGCGACGAGCCTTGCCTTTGAAGTTCCTGAGAAATACTGGAAGCCAAGGATATCAGTCTTGGAGGCCCCGGTGTTGCCCGAGTAGCTTGCGATGTCGGAACCGTAGGCCACTCCGGTCCCCAGTGTCACCACACGGCCCCCAGTGGCGTCCTGGGCGAGTTCCAGCGTGAGCTTCTGGCCATCCGTGCCCCCGGTGAAGTTGATCGTCGCAGGCCCCGTCAGGGCGATGCGGGCGACAGGGGTGGTAATGGTGGTCATGTCGATATTGATGGTGGCTGCGTAGGCAATGGTGGTCACGCCAGCCGTGGACATGGCGGCGAGCACGTCGGCGTTCAGATTGGACCAGAGGGGTGCGGCTGCGGCGGAGCCGTTGCCCGTAGAGGTCAGATGTTGCTTGACCGTGCTTGTGTTACCCGCTAGGCGAGTAGGGGCACCACCAGAGGCACCGTAGATCATGTCTCCCAAGGTGGTCATGGGGTTGGTCATACCGGAGCCACCGGGGGGGACGGCCCAGGTTGCGTCCTCCCGAAGGAACTTCGTGGTGCCAGCGGTGGCTCCAGGATCAGGGACAGCCCCGGCTGCATGGGAGGCCCCGGAGGCTACGAAGACGGGAACATCAGAACCCTGGATGGCCCGGAATGTCGGTGACCCTGCTGAACCGTTAGGCGCAGCGAAGAAGGTCTTGGCGGTCTGAGAAGGGAGGTTGGGGACGGCCCCAACAGACAGGGTTCCACAGCCGACACCACCCGGAGTGACGATAGCGCCATTCAGGGCGGTGGTCGAAGCCGTGGAATTGGTGACGTTGAGGATTCCCCCAATAAGCGACTGCTTGGCAACATAGAGCCCGCCCTTGGTTTGGATGGACCCTGTGTTGGTTGCCGTGCAGTCCGTTGTGTCCTGGACTAGGACTGGGGTGATGAACCTCGCCATTTATCCATCTTATCCGATTACATTCACGGTGTAGTTAGTTCCACTCGGCGGAGCCACCGAAAACACGATGGTCGTCTGGTTCACCGTGTTGTAGAGAATGTTCGGATAGACCTCTTCGTTGCTCGCCGTGGGGTCAGTGACAACTGCCTTGCAGGTGGCGCTGTTGAGGTTGTGGTTGATGGCGAAGCTCGTGGTCGTTCCGTCACCAGTGATGGTTCCAGTCGCCCTACCAGCGGCGTTTAGGTTGGTGCGAGCGCCCGCCGCCGTGGAAGACCCGGTGCCGCCGTTGAGGACGGGAAGCTGACCGGCGATGCCCGTGCCCACGTTCAGGTTGATCTGGGTGAAGGTCACGCTGGTGGTGTCGATGGTGATCGCACCGACCGTGGAGATATACCAGGAAGTCCCGTAGCCAGTGGTGCCCTGAGCGACCTTTACGATCATACCGTTGTAGGCCAGGGTGGTGCTGCCAGAGGCATAGTCGGAGGGACGGGTCAAGGCAGATCCCGCAGCGTTCCAGATCCACAGGCCGTTCTGGCTGGCGGTGGTCTGGCCGGTAAGGAGCACACGCTGACCAGCGGACATGGTGAGGCCGTCGAGGGTCGCGCCGGGAGAGGAGATGTTCACGTTGGTCGTCACGACCACAGCAGCGGTGCGCTGCTGACTGGGGAGGTGGGCATAGCCGGTGGCGTTGACGCCGGAACCACCCTGAGACAGAGGCACGATGCCCGTAGTGATCTTGGCGAAGTCGAGATTCGGGATGTCGCTAGCGGCGAGGTTGGAACCCGAGGTGACGATACCGCGATCGTTGACAGTAACCTTGGTCCAAGTCTGGGCGACCACACCGGATACCGGCAAGTCGGCATTCACCAGGGCACGGAGGCTGAGGCCACCCGTGGAGCCGTTGGGAGATCCCCAGAACTGGTTCTGCGCCTGCCCGGTGGAGATGTCAACACCGAAGCCGCCGTTAGCCTTGCTGAGAACGCCCGTGACAGCCGAGGCGTTGCCGAGGGGCAGGGCACCGTAGGTGGGCTCCACGCCGGTTCCACCGGAGAGGAGCACCTGATTGGCAGTGGCAGAGGACTTGACACGAAGGGCAGTGCCGTTGAACTCCAGGGTATTTGTGCCCGTGAGGTTCACGGAGAACACATTGCCTGCGAGGTTCAGGCCGTTGCCGTTGGTGTAGCTGTTGGATGCACCGAACTGTGTGAAGGTCAGGGCAGAGGTGCCTATGGTGATTGTGCCCGTGGTCGTCATGATCCACTGGGTGACGGCGTTGGCACCGGATTCCACGAACATGAAGGCACCGGGGGTAACAGCGCCGGGGCCAGCGGTGGTGGTGTTGAAGTCGGTGGCGCGGGTTAGAACCCACTTGGAGTTAGCGGAACCCAGGTCGGTCACGACGTAGATACCGTTGTTGGCCGGGGTGGCTTCGTTCTTGACGAGCACTCGGGCACCCACCACGAGGGTGTAGGCGGAGGTTCCGTCGATGAGGGTGGTCGTCAGGGCACCGTTGGAGGAAGCCGTGAGGGTTGCACCCACACCAGCCGCGCCGTTGGAATAGACGTTGGAGGGTAGAGCACCCGTGGTGGCCAGGGCGACGGATCCCTTGGGGTCGAACCCTGCGGCGAGGGCGTCGGCGTAGTTCTTGTTTACGGCGTCCGTGCCAGCCGAGGGGGTGTTGGTGATGGACACGGAGGTGAAGGCGGCTCCACCCGAGCCATCGCGCTGCACCAGGGTATTGTTTGTGGCCAGGGCGGTTGAACTGGACAGCTTGGTGTAGTCTGCGGCAGACATCGTGCCGGGAACGGAATCCGAGGCAGCCTGCACGTTGAGGATGGGAGCCAGGGCGGTGCCAGAGTTGGTGAGGGCGGTGCCGACACCCACACTGACCACATACTGGTCATCCAGGGTGATTGTGCGGGTGGCCAGCTTAACCTTCAGACGGCCCTGACCATCGCTGCCAGCCCCGGTGTTGAACCAGACCTGACCAACTAGGGGTGAACTGGGATCGGAACCCAGGGGATCAATGACAGCGTTCTGGAGCTTGTTTCCCAGAAGATTGACATTATTAAGAAAACGCGGCATTGGTCTCCTCCGTCATGGGTCAGGTTGCAGGGTTAGCTCAGGATGGCTATACCTGCCATGGGGTTTGAAAGTCGAACTGTGAGGGTTAAGGAGGCCAGGGCGGCGTCGTCGAGGTGGTAATCAACATCAGGGACACCCTCGGCCCCGTCACTGCCAATCACGGTTACTGAGGGGAACCGCTTCATGTTGTGTGTGATAACCCAGGTGTCAGAGGGCGTGGTTTGGGTGTAGACGAAGTAACCCATGGAGGAATTTGTTCCCCCACCACCCACAATGGAGGCCCAATCCACGGGGTTCCCCTGAGTGTCCACTACCACCACCGCCATGACCCGATCAGACTTATCCGGGTTGGGGGCAGCGGGGAGGCTCAGTAGGGATCGTCCCTGGGAATCGAATAGATTTGCACCAGCCATCTGGCTCAGTCACTCCTTCTCATAGGGATCACAAAGTTGATGTAGGGGTGGCTACATCCCTCTTGGCGATCGCCTTGGGGAGAACCTGGAGCGGGATGACCTTGGTGGACACCTTGCCGCACGTATCCTTGACCCGGAAGAGGATGGGTCGGAGTTCGGCTTCCGTGGGGGTACCGCTGATCTCGCCGGTCTGGGAGTTCAGCGTCAGGCCAGCGTGGAGGAGGGGCTTGGGGATGTAGTCCCATGTGTAGGGCGGCAAGCCGCCCGTGGCCGAGAGGACATCGGAATACTCCTCCCCGATCTTCCCCTTGGCGAGCACCTTCGTCGTCAGGAAGAGGGGTGGGGTGTCCCGGATCTCGATGGTGAGTTCCTTGGTGCCCTTGGTCCCATTGGCCTCGGTGACCTCGGCGGTGACCGTGAAGAGGCCAGGGGCCGTTGGGATCCCCTTGAGTTGGGCCGTGGATCCGAAGGGGGTGACGGAGATGCCAGGAGGCACCCCGTCGACTGTCCAGACGTAGGGAGCGGAGCCACCCTGGCAGGTGATGGAGTCGTCGTAGGGCTCGCAGACCGCCCCCCTACTGAGTTTATGGGTCATGATTCGCACGGGCATGTTCCAGGCGTCCTGGGCTGAGGATGGAATCTGAGCGGCGGCAGGTGGGCTGCTCACTGTCCGCGAGGTGGGGCTGACCGTGGGTGGAATCGTGACGGATATCGTCGGATCCGAAGTCACGAAGGTGCCACCGGGAATCACGATGGGCACCTCGGCCACCGGGTAGGAGGCGATGAGGGCGTTGGCAGCGGCCATCTGGGCATCGACGATGCCCTTGAAGGCTTCCAAGGTGGCCAAGCCAGCGACGATCTCACCTTCGATTCCGGCTATGGTGGCTTCCATCTCGGCCTGCTGCTCCGCCTGGATATCCATGACGCTCTGGGCAGCCTCATGGCACTCCATCATCCTCATCTGGACGTTGGGGGAGAGGCTCTGGACGTCGGGGCGACTCAGGAACTCGTAGGGCACGAAGCGGCCCGTGGACCAGCCGTTGCCGTAGACCTCATCCGAAGGGTTGCCCTTGGCGTCCACTCGGCGAAGGAAGTAGTCCACAGGGTTCCCGTCCTGATCAGTAAAGGGGCTGCCGTCCGGCTTGGTTGCGACCTCGACGACGGCTGGCTCCACATGGATAATCTGGAGGACAGGGGCGGGGAGGCTGGGCTGACCCGGCTTCCACATGAACACGTTCCTCCGGTGATCCCAGGCGCGAAGCATGGTGTCCCGCTTGATGCGTAGGAAGAACTCACCCTTGTCGTTGCTGTCGGTCTTGTCGGAGGCCAGGGGGTTGCAGTAGGAGTTGATGACGGCGGTGTAGCCGAAGACCATCGAGCGGAGGGGCTCGTCGAGCCTAATCATGTCCTCAAAGTTGGAGGCCCACTCCCGCCAGAACTGGGAGTAGCGGTCAATGGTGCGGGTCTCACCGTAGGCCGTGTAGCCATGGGAGAACTGGGTCAGGTTGGTCCGCCAGTCTTTGTTGGCTGCGATGTTCCGCTGGCCGGTGAGGATGGCGTCCCGGACCTTACCTTCCAGAGCTACGGGCACGTCGATGGAGGACGGATACTCGGCGAGGCCGTTCTGGTCCAGGACAATCCTGATGGTTGGGGTCAGGTCGACACTGAAGGGGGTGTAGTCGAGGTCCAGCTTGGAGAAGCCCGTATTGAGTAGGTCCACCAGGGCATCGACGGTGGCGTCGATCCCCTTCTTGCTGGCGCAGGCATCCCAACGAGTCGTCCTGGTGTTCCCCAGCAGGGAGGCTTCTAGGTAAGAGAGTAGCCACATGCACTGACAATAGACGTCAGGTTGGTTCACCCGGAGGTCCATCATCTTGATGGCAAACTTGGAGTCCGAGCCCTGGTAAACTTCCCCCGTGCGGAGATCCTTGTTCCACCTCACCGGCTTGGCTAGGTCGGGGATGCTCGGGGCGATCAGGGTGTCCCACACTGCTTGGTGAGCTTCGACCCAGATGCCCTGCCGCCCGATCCTGGCCCGGTTCATGTAGCGGAGCCAAGCAGAGGTGGTGTGGGGGAGGAAGTTGATGTCGTCGAGGACGGCGAGGTTCACGTTGGTGCGTGTGTAATCCTTGGCCACCCGGTAGAGGGTGATGAGGGCGTCCAGGGTGAAGCCCAGGCCCCCGAGCCCCAAAGGAGCGGTCGTGCCGTCACCCCAACCGGAGCCTGCCCCCGTGCCCGTCCCAGAACCCGTAGAGGGCTGAGTCCAACCACCAATGGCGTCCAGGTTGCCCAGGTCGTCCATGATGGCGTCCTGCTCGGCCTGCGGCAAGGTGTTGAAGGGTGGCAGGGTCTCCCCTGCGGGTAGGAACATCGAGGCGTCGTTGGTGACGTTCAGATTGGTGAACAGCGGGGCCGTGCCGATCTCGCCGCCCACCAGGGAGAGCACGTTGTTCTCATACTTGGTGGCGGGCATGTAGAAGTCGTTGAGGATAAATTCCGGGTTGGGCAGGCTGCCGGAGAGATCCGAGAGGGGGTCGTAATCCGGGGCGAATACCGGGATGTCTTCAGGGTATTTGTTAGTGTCCCGGAGAGCATCGAGCCCCCCCATGTTGCCGGGGGTCGAAGGGTCTGTGGGGGCCAGGAGAGAGGGGTCGGTGATGAGACCCGTAGGCCCCACTCCGGGGAGGGGACTATCCGCCACACCCATGGGGCCAGCGGCGTCGGATACACGGGAGATGATGAGGCCGTTGCCGACCTCGATCTGCTGTGGGAGGCCCAGGGTATTCGTGGACCCCGGCTTCCTGATCTTGCAGGCCCCAAAGGCGAAGTTGGCGTCGAACTTCAGGCTGAAGGAGAAGCCAGCACCCAACTTCGAGAAGGTGAAGCCCCCGAACTTGAACTTCCCGAACAGGTTGGGGAAGCTCGGGAGATCCGGCAGCCTGAGATTGCAGATCATGTTCATCAGGGAGGCGATCTGGTTCAGGATGTTCTGGAGGAAGGCCCTCAACTGGGCCGTGAGAGTCATCAACAGGCCGATGCACCCCAGCAAGGCGTTGATGATGTCCATGATCTCGTTGATGTAGTCCTGGATCTTCTTGATGTACTTGATGATGGTGATGGCGATCTTAATCGCACGGGGGGTGGTGGGGAGGTAGCAGTCAGTCCCGAGCCAGTTCAGGCCGATGAAGTGGGAGATCTTCTCTTCCAAGTCCTTCTTGGCCTGCATGAGGTTGAAGATGGCATCGCCTATGGCAGCCTCGGCCTTGCGGCCTTGCTCCATGGCCTTGTGCATCTTCCCTTCAATCTTCGGCGTTCCAGGCGTCTTCTCTTGGGGTCGTCCCGGCAGCTTATCCGTCACCCACGTAGGGATGATTGATTCTGGGGGTTCCCTGTCATACCATGCTTCAGCCATCGGATTCCCTAACGCTGCTTGGAGTAGGCACCTTCGTTGTTGACGCGATCCGCACCCTCAACGACATTGGCGGTCAGGGCAGTGGAGAGAACCTTCATGCCCTTGATGATGTGGTCGAACTTGGCGTGGGTGATGATGTCCCCGTTGGCGTCCAGGACAATGTCGCCGGTTGCGTGAACGGTGTAATTGCCGACCACACTGATGTCTACATCGCCCATGATCTCCAACTGGAGGCCACGCTTTTGATCGTTGGAGCCGATGGTGATTTCAGCCCCTCCATCAAGGGATGCAGTAATCGAACGGCCCTGTTTGTCTTTACCAATCCAGGCGACGAGGCCACCCCCGAGGTCCAGCATGAGGCTCTGGCCGGTGTCCGTGTTCTGTCCGATACGTAGCAGGATGTCGGAGACGGCGTGGAGGTCCAGGCTGAGGCCCGTGCAGTCCATGTTAGGGATGGGGGAACCGGAATAGTAGTAGGGGGCTTCCCTTGTCTGTGGCGTACCGGCCTTGGTGAGGTCGTGGATCTTGTAGGGGCCGTCACCGGAACCATAGGTGGGCCGACCCTTGGTGCGGCTGTAGTCCGTACCGCCCTGGGTCTTACCGGGGCCGTCCTGGTAGCCATTCTTGAGGTGCCGACGCTTGGATTTGTTGCTACGAGCGCCTAAACGGAGAATGGTCCCACCGTCGAAGGCACCCCGGAAGCTAACCCGCTCGGCGGCTGCCTTGTCGGTGAGATCCCCGGCGTCCCCGATGGCGTTGAGCTTCTTCTTCTTCCAGTACTGAAGTTCCCGCTTCACGACGGCGTCGGACTTCTCCCTGTTCTGGGACATGACATTGCGGTCGTCGTCGGGCAGGGTGGTGTCATCACAACCAAGGCGCATGACGACCTGCCCCAAGGTGGTTAGGTCCAGGGACTCCTCCTCATCCCGGTTCTTGCCCAAGACGATGCGGGCGGACCCAACGAAGTGGGCCTCCATGGACCGGCCAGCGCCATAGGGGTGCTCGTATTCGGAATTGTCCCAAGGGATGTTCTCCTTGGGGATCGTGCATCCCACTTCAAGCAGGATGAGGCCTTCTTTGGTGATGTCCCAGCGGGTTGTGTTGTAGTCGTGAGGGAACCGGACGGCGTAGGCTGAGGCAGCCATGCGGGCTTCCACATGATCGTCGCTCTTCTTGCACTCGGTGTGGCCCGTGGCTGTATCGGTGCCGAAGCGGCCTTCCTTCTTCATGGGGAAGATATTGGTCTTCAGGATCTTCCCGTAGGTGGACTTGTCGAAGCGGTTGTAGCCCACGAGGGTGCCCTGGGTCTTCTCGATGATCCAGCCGCGACGGCGGGGCGTCGGGCCTTCACCCTTGGTCGGACCCACGGGAGTCTTCTTGACGTCATCAGGGTGGTCGATCTCCTGCCCGATGATGAAGTCCTGATCGTCATGGTTGACGCCCTGGCCACCGGCCACCGGGGAGGTCCGCTCCCAGATGTTCCGCTTGAGGCCGAGCATATTGTCGAGGTAGTCAGTCTCCAGGACTTCCTGAGGAACGGGGAAGTCCAAGGCGAACTCCTGAATACGCTCCAGCACCTCGGAGACAGGGAGCATATCCTTCTGGCCATCAAAGTAACGGGTCTTGGTGTCCTTGTCGTGCTGGAGGAACACAGGCCACTGCTCGGTGCCGTCAGGCAGCATGAACTTCTTGAGGGGCTCGGCATCAGGGCGATAGACCCGGCCCCGGAAGGTCAGACCGGAGTCGGTGTATTCCACACGACGGCTGGTGATCTGGGTCCACTCACGGCGGAGGGGGTCCAGGTTGTCTCGGCTGAAGTCAGAGGCCAGTTGGTCCCACCCACCGTCGATCTTGGCAGTGTAGCCCATGGTATTCGTGACCGTCCGCTGACCTGGGTAGGCTTTGCGGTAGGTGCTGCGGATACGCTTCCGCTTCCGTTCCACGTCCTCGTTGATGCGGCGGGCGACCGCATACTTCCCTGCCAGGGCATCGGACCCCACCCAGGAGACAACGGCGATGGTACGGTTGCCGTCACTCTCAGGTGAGATGTTGCAGCACAGGCACTTTGCGCCCCGCTCGGGCATGGTGATGTCTGTAGCGGTGAAGCTGGAGTAGTTTGCGGGGATCACCATCACTGACTCGTGGACGATGCCAGTGCCGGGATCCTTGATGTCTACGATGCCTTTTTCCCAGTCCACACGAACGACCTCCCCGATGAACAGGGCATAGCGAAGGTCGTCACGGCGGTGACCCATCATGGATTGGTGCTGTGAGGGGGTTTTATAGGTCATGTAGGTCATGGCTTACCCCCTGCGATACCCTTCGGGGCGTCCACCAGGGCAAACTGATTAGCCTTGGCTTTCTCATCTTGAGTGGAGCTACCCGCCGCAGCCCCATCCCTGGTTCGCTGGTCAGCGGCTTCTTTGGCGGCGGGGGAGGCCATGTTGGCGACGGTGAGATCCTTACCCTGGGCGTCGAACTCCATAACAAACCACGTCTGGTCATCGTCGGCCTTACTGTTGTCCTGGTCATCCCCGAGAACAGCGATCTGCACTCCGGCGAGACCATTGTAGATGGCTTCCCACGCCTTCCCGCCCTGCTTGTCGAAGCTGGGGGTGCCGAGGGCGGTGAAGAGGAAGGCGTTGAGCTTCTCCTGCTTCTTTCCCTCGTTGGAGTCGGTGTCGGTGGTCTTTGCGTCGGCCTGCTTCTTCCGTAGTGCCCTCTGGGCTTCACGCTCCGTGCTGCTCATGGAGAAGAGTTCGAGGGCTTCGCGGAGACCCATGTAACGGCCCCAGGGGAAGGGGGCCATGACGACGTAGCCCTTACCGTCCGTGTAGGGAATCGTGGTCCGTAGGGTGTAGTAGTAGTCACCATCCACGGGGTTTTGTTTGGAGAAGTCCACGTAGGAGCGACTCTTACTGGAACCCCCCTTGGTAGTGGCCTGCTTGTCGGAGATCCCACCATTCTGGATACGCCATGCCTTGTTGAGTGTCGTCGGGTTGGGGAGCATGGACTTCTTGAAGCCCGCAGCGCCCAGGCGCTCGATCTCAGACTTGACCTCAGCCGGGAGCTTCTCAGAGGGCCTGATGTTATGGGCCACAGCCGAGTCATTCTCCCCCGTTGAGGTCGAGGTGTCCTTCTTGGGCTCGGAGGTTCCGGTCTTGGCGGTGGTGAACTCAAATACCAGATTGGGGACAGACTTGTAGACCAGGGCGTTCTTGGTGGTCTCCTTACCGTCCTCACCCATGACCTTGATGGCTTCAACGTCCTGCTTCAACACCCGCTCACGGATGCAGTCCAGATGGAGACGCATGGTGGCCGTGCCGCCCACGTTGTAGCTCCACGAGATGTTACGCAGGTAGCCATACATGTCCATGTGGGGGAGAAAGATGGGGTAGCCCAGCTTCAACTCAGGCCGCATGGGGATGGTGCATTGGTAGGAGCGGTAGCCACGGTTCGACTTGGTCATCTCATTGACGGCCCAGGCGAAATTGGTCTCAGGATCCTCACCCAGGAAGGAGTAGGACTTGGGCTCTTCGGCCCGTAGGCCAAACTTACGCAGCAGGTTGAGATCGATCCATGAACTCGTGGCCAGTAACTCCTCCCCGACCCCCTGCATTAAGGGGTTCTGGCCCATGGTGCCCTTCACGGACGTGCGGGTGAAGCGTATGGCGCTCTCGTCCTCCTGCTCGCTCTCCTGTTCAATCTCAGCGAGGTTCACGATGAAGGGGTTGACGGGGGCCTCAGCCTTGTCGTCGCCGCTCACCCACTGGGTGACGTCCAGATTGTAGAGGGGCGGCTTAATTATGATCCGGCCATCGAGATCCTGGAAGCCTTCGTAGCCAATGAGGTCCACCATCTGGCGGAGGCGCTCCAGCCGAGAGATGATCTCGCTGTTGAAGAGAGTGATGTTCCCAATGGCGTAATCAGGAGCCCAGTTCACGAGTTCCTTGAACTCCGCGAAGGTGTCCTCCAAGAACTTTGAGTCCTTGACACTAACGTGGACACTCGTAGTGTAGTTGTCCGCCCTCATGTTTTCGTGGTTCTTGGCCAACTCCGTCCACTTCTGGAAGACGTCCTTCTTGTGCTCATCCCGGAAAGGGTAGAAGCGTAGGCCCTTCAACAGGCGGCGGAGGTAGATGGACCACTTTGGGGCGTAGCCTAGGTAGAAGGCGTTCCGCTCGTCTGTGGTGTCCCCACCGAAGCCGGATGAGCCACCAATCTCCTTCACGGATGTCGTCTTCAGAGCAGACATCTGAATGGGCTCAACGAACATGTAGAAGGCCGACATGAACGCATTTGAACTGATGAACTTGGTCCGCATCGGTGACACGTCTTCAGGGTCACCATATTGGATGAGGCCGGGGGCCGTGTTGATCTGCATCAACTCCATAAGGCGCATGACCCCTTTGCAGGAGATGGAGATTTCCAGGGTGGTACCCATGTCGTCGTAGGTGATCGCGGAGACCACGCCCCAGAAGATCCGGTGGTAGACCGTCTTGCCCTCGGGGTTGGGGTAGTAGCCCTTGGCAAAGATGCGGACGTCCATCATTGTCGAGATGATGCGATTGCC